GCCGTTCATATCCTGAGTCGCACCTCTGTTTACTCCTCATAGGCAGCAACGACATGAAGAGCAAGTATATCAGTTGGAAGATATTTGAAGAGAACATACGGCATATCATGTGGGCTGCCCAAGTCACAGGGAAGAGGGTGATTATGGGGACACTGCCGCCGATAGATTCCCACATGATGACCTGTTTTCCTGTCGATGTAATCGACAGCATCAGAACAGCAAATAAGATTATCAGAGAGATGCCTACTCAGACAGTAGAGTTTGATGATATGTGGGAGTACTTGGTAGATGGGGTGCATTTAACCCCAGACGGTTACGCATTGATGGCAGAAAGGTGGTGCGAGGCGATATGACTATAAAAGAAGAAAGACGAGAGTGGGAACATGAATTAGAGGATATTGTAGATCAATTCTCGTATGATATATATATCACTGATTGCTGCCCGCATTTCCGGGATCGGATGGAGAAAAAGATGGATATGATCGAAGAATATGTTGGTGCATTGGAAAAACACAAGGAAACAGCGAAAGGGCTACTGGGGATACCATGAAAGACTGGACTGGAGATTACTTCACGGAAGAATATCTGCTCAAGTATCGCCCCAGACAGGAGGGGAAACAGACCAGAGATGAAGTCACCTTCCTGATAAAGGCATTGGGACTTAAGATAGAAGATAAGGTGCTGGACATAGCCTGTGGATATGGGAGGCATGTGAATGAATTATGGAAACGAGGCATCACGGCTTATGGCATAGACAACAATCCTTTATATATAGAAGAAGCCAAGAAAGGAGCTGGTCATTTTGATATTGAAGATATGAGGACCTTTTATCTTCTTAATATGGACCATGCTTATTGTTTTTTTACATCCTTCGGATACTTCAATGATCTGGATAATCAAAAAGTATTAGATCATGCCGCAGCAGCGATAAAAAGTAAGTTTCTCATCCACCTCCGCAATAGAGAGTGGCTGATGCGGAACTTCGTGGAGAACCAATGGGATTCCTACGCCGACCATACAGAACTTACCAAGCGCAACTTCAACCTTCTGACCTCGCGCATGGAAACAGAAATAGTCTACTGGCCTAGCGGCAAGAAGGTAACTCAATCCATTCGATTCTATACACTGGCAGAAATAACTGGGATGTTCAAAAAGGCTGGTCTGCGCGTAAAGAATGTCTATGGCGGCATAGACTTCTCTGAATATCATATAGACAGTGAATGGTGCATCGTAATAGGGGAGAAGATATGAAAATTGGTTGCTTTTTTTGCAAATATTATTCTGGTTGGGATAGGGGCAGTTCATGTTGGGCTGAATATAAGGTGACGACTGATTACAGGGGTGAGTGGAGACATTATGCCAATCCTGAAGAAAAAAACAAAAACTTTGATTGTCCAGATTTTGTTTCTGTTGGATGTATAAGAAAATTTTTCAGGGAATTGTTAAGATAAAGGAAAAGGTATGAAGATATTTACAGAGAACAAGATACTATGGCATGGTGCCCAGATTGCGGAATGGCAGAGTGGAGGCAACCCTTATCCCATAGTAATGGAAGTAGACCCTTCTGGGGCATGTAATGGTGCCTGCCCTAGATGCGTAGGAGGAGAACATAAGGGGATGCTCGAACTCTCTATGTTCGAGACTCTGATGGATGAACTCGTTGAAGAGACTGAGGCAATCATATTTACTGGTGGCGGGGAACCTACATTAAATCCGGCTTTAGGGGTTATGATAACTGAGGCAGACGCCCTTGGATATGACACTGCCCTCATTACTAATGGATTAAAAATGTCTTGTCTTCTGGCTAAGACCGTGATAGAATGCTGCAAGTGGGTGAGAGTGAGTCTTGATGCCGGAACTCCCGAGATGTATAAGATAACACACAATGGTACGCAAGGAGAATTCAATAGAGTTTGCGATACTATCACACGACTGGTTGACGCCAAGAAAGACACAGGATCATCTTGCACTGTTGGAATAGGGTATCTTGTAGACAATTTCTCCATCAATGGGATGGAAGATGTAATGGCTCGTGGTAGGGTACTTGGAGTGGATTATCTCCAGTTCAGACCAGTCTACCTTGCTCCTTGGTTTGATGGCCCTGATGGAATAGACATTGAGGCATACCGGAAAATCTTTCGGAGGCGCATAGACCATGGGACAAATAAGTATCTCATTACCCAGAGCGCGGTCAAGTTTGATAAACTAGCAAGGCATGATCTCGATAGAAAATACTCTTTCTGCCACGGGCAGCAGTTCTGTGGCGTAGTCACAGCAACAGGAGATGTGGTTCTGTGTTGTTTGATGCGCGGAGTAAAGGGTGCTGTTCTGGGCAACATCTACAAAGAAGCATTCTATGACATATGGAATGGGAAGCGTAGACAGGAGGTATTGAAAAATCTCAATATGGCAGAAGACTGCCCCCCACTATGTCGCTGCGACGGCATCAACGAAATGCTGGAAAAGCTCAAAGAAACCCCAGCTCATGTACATTTTTTATGAACAAGGTGAAATAATGAACGTAAAAGAGATAATGGCAGAGTTGCAGAAGGTTGCCGGGCTGATAGAGTTGGACTATACTCCCTTAGACCTCGGAGACTTCCACAAGGAAGGCGAGGCACCTACTAGGCAAACATGGGAAGCAGCTAAACGCCTTGTGGATTTCAAGAATAAGTGGGTACTCAATGTGGGGGCCTGTTGTGGTTTCATGGCAGATAAGTTATTGAGAGAAGGAAAAGCAGATTGGGTAGTTGCTATTGAAATTTCTCCACACAAGGCAGAAGCGATTCGCTTAGTCCTAGACTTTAACGAAGCACATGGATATTCCATCCTTAATGCTAGTTGGCTTGATGCCGATATTCCCCAAGGACCTAAAACAGAAAAATGGACAGTAACGATGTTCAATGTGATGCACCATTTCAGGGAAAAATGGCCTGACCTGAGAAACAAGATTCCAGGCAAGGATTACAGAATAAAGGCACTCGACAAGCTATTCAAACTCCCCGTAGGGACCGTAATATTTGAATGTACTCACGATGATTTGGAACTCATAGAGGAGTATCGTCCTGAGCATAGCGATATTCACATATTGCCCAGTCCGGGCAGACCAAGCAGAAACATGGTGGTGGTGAGATGTTAGCTCCCATAAAGAGAATCGTTGAGACGTACAAGGAAAGAGACATGTGGAATACCGACCTTGTTTTCCTGGAAGACGATACCCCTGCGATCTGGAAGCACACAGCAAATCCCGCCCATGAAGCATTGATGTGTTTTCGTCGTGAGGAATTGGCTTATAGGATAGATAAGTTCTTTGGTTTTGAAATGGTGCCAGAGACAGTTATAGTCCACCACGAAGGGCATGTGGGTTCGCTCCAAAGATTTGTGGAGGGGCGTCAGTTAGGGAAGTGCCCTGTATCTTCAAGGGCTCTTCAGCGACTAGCCCTGTTGGATTTAGTGCTAAATACCTTTGATAGATGGGAACTAAATTATCTCATCACTGCCGACGGCGATATAGTGGCCCATGACAACGGAGATATACTGGTACACTATCCTATTCTGAATGTTACAGCTTTCTTTCTAATGGACGAAGACATCCACAATGACACACATGTATTTGCTTGTGAGATATGGAACAAGCGGGAGAGTTATTACAAGTTCGTACTAGATGAATATATAGAACCCTTTATTGGGTGCAAGGCAACTCGACAGCAAATAGCAAATTCTCTCTATGTCACCTTCAAGGTAATCAAACTGGTGGGTTATGGACAATAAAACAAAACAGGCAGTGGAGAAGTACCTGTCAAAGACAGAACTGGGACTCGAAATAGGGCCGGGACCTGACCCGATTACGACTGGTAATGTCGTATATGCTGACCCGATTGACACAAGCTGGAATGGCAATCCCATATTGGCGCACAGCATAAATCGCATGGGCGACCTTAACGATTTCAATGACAATACATTTGGTTGGGTTGCCTTCCGTGATGTGCTGGAGCATGTGCCTGACCCCATTCTTGGATTGTTGGAATGTAAGCGTGTGTTGAAGGATGGAGGCACCCTCTTCGCCCTTATACCAGATAAGCGTTATACCTATGATGTAGACCGTCCCATAACATCTTTGCAACATCTCATAGCAGATTTTATGACAGGTGTTGATACGAGTGAAGATGAACATTGGGAGGAGTGGTGCAAATTAGTACTGTCTAAGCAAGAAGGGGAAGAACATCGAGCGAGAGAAAAGGACAAGGAAAGACAGTTGGCAAATGGGTGGCTGCATCGTCATGTATGGGATGCTAGTGCCATGTATGACTTATTCTTATATGTTTTCCCAGATGATGAAATAGTTAGGTGGAGTGATGGTTTTGGCTGCGATGGGCATGAAGTTCTTATTGTCGTTGAGGTGCATAAATGAGAATAGCAGCAGTAATACAGACGCCCGGAGTCCACGGAGGCACCAGACGTTATCTTGAAATAGGGAATGAACTCACTCGTAGAGGGCATGAGTATAAGTTATTCAATAGGGATGCCAGCACACGCCCATTAAAGGGATGGATGGAGGTGAACTTTGAAATACTTAGCACCGCATGGGTGACAGATAAACGTATCGGCGAATTCGACTATGTTATTGCCAGTGAAGGGTGCTTCCGACCTTTCTATCGGATGCCCGCACGGAAGAGAGTGTACTATTCTGTGAGCGACGATGTGGATGAACTATCCTTGTCTGTTGCTGATATAGTTGCTGCCAATTCGTCGCGCCAAATTGAGAATATGCGTAAGCACGGCAGAAAGGCAGTGGGGTGGATAGGGGGCATCAATCCAGACCTATTCAAGCCATTGGATTGCGAACGCCTAGACCCCCCACAGATTATGTTCAATGGGAAGTGGTCTGAGTATAAGTGTACTGGGGCGGTTGTTCGGGGCATCGAAATGGCTGCTGAAAAGATACCCCTATTGGCTACACCATTCTCTATGAAGGAACGGATAAGGTTGCGTTGCCCACATGACAACGAGAAATACTACCAACTGGAGCAGAAGCATCTCGTCAAGGCATACTGTGAATCCACCATAGTAATCGCAGTGGAGAGAAGCGCGGGATGGAATAACGTAGCTGCTGAGGCGATGGCATGTGGTACGCCCGTGATATGCTCTGATATTGGAACAGATGATTTTGCCTTTCAAGAGCAAACAGCATTGCTGGCTGAGAATGCAGAGGAGATAGCAGAGGCAATCAGATTTTTGCTGGAGAATAAGGGAATTAGAGAAGAACTAGCAGACGAAGCAAGAAACGAAATCATGGCCTATACTTGGGACCATGTAGTTAACGCAATGGAGGCAACCCTATGAAACCAAGTGAATCGTTATCGTTCTTTATGTTTGTGTATGATGAGCCTATTGAGATGGTTAAGAAATGCGTTGGGGCATTTGTGCAATCTCTCACTAAGCCAATCATGCCCTCCTTGTCTATAATAAACAATCATCCTGGATGGGTTCCTCCCCACGATCTATATCAGAGCATTTTTTATCCTAAACTTCGCTTCAAGAATAATGTCCTAAATCAATCACAGGCCAGGAATTGGAACCAAGCTACACGTCTTACGCTGTTAGATGAGAAAGAATGGTGTGGCATCATTGCTCCTGATACAATAGCAAAACCGGGATGGTTAGAGGCTGCTGATGAGGATGCCGAGAAGGGCCTCCACCTGATAGGGCACCTGAACTTCAGCGTATTCCGAGCAGATACCATACGCAAATTGGGGTGGTTTGATGAGAGGATGGTTAGCGGGGGGTCGGAAGATCTTGATATGTACCTACGTTTTGAAGAGGCTGGAATTCCGTTCAGTCGAGAGTCGTTCTCTGGGCGCAACTTAGAGAAGCGTGGAGGCGGCAACCAATACAGAGATACCAATGAAAAGGTCGCCCAATTCAGGGTAGACTGTGAATACTGGTTAAAAAAATGGCGCAAGGATAAGAATAAGATGCCCAGTTCAGACCAAATATATTTCCATCCAGAGAACAGGCAACGTAACTGGCCTGAAATTGACTTCTACCCCCCGGTGCTTGATAGAGATGCCTACCGATAAGATAGTTACACATTGGAAGGGTCGCCCATTTGTGAGCGTCATATGCACTTCATATAACAGGAAGGATTTGACTAAAGACTGGTTAGACCACATAAGTCCATGCTTGCCAGAAGGCGCAGAAGTAATAGTCTCAGATGATTGCTCATCCGATGGAACACAGAAGATGTTGCAGTCATACAAACCCCCATATCCTATGACGATAGTCACAAAAAAGGATCGAAAAGGATTCTCTGATACAGCAGCACAAGCTCAAGATATTGCGCGAGGTCAATGGGTGCTCGTAACGCAGAACGACTGTATGTTCAAACAGGGCAGCATCGACGTATTGATACGCACCTTCATTGAAGTAGAGAAAGAGATAGGAAGAGAGATTGGTTGCATTGGGATCGCTGGGGGAGTTATACTAAGAGACAGGGGCTATGACTTTGAAGATTGGTCAAATTGGAATGGCGATGGCGTAGTGGGATATAACCAAAAAATATCCTTTAGATATGTCGAAGTAGATTATCTTAACGGATTTCTATTGCTTTATCGTGGGGATGTGGCGAGAAGACTGGGCATCAGATTTGATTCCCAATATTTCTGTTCTTGTGACGATGCGGATATTTCCTATCAGTTCAGTCATCGCAACCATCTCCCTACGATAATGGTCAGCATGGATGCCTACAATATACCGCTCATTCATCACATGAGGAATCAAACCATTCCCAACGTATTCCCTGGATATGCCCGAGACAATAAAATATGTCGAGAAATGTTTGTCAAGAAATGGTTTGGAAGGACATCGCCAAAGCCCAAAAAGCTGCAACCACATTTGAGGGGAAAGCAGGAAGCATCTAAATTTGACATTGCCTTTTTGACGCCCGGATTCCCCCTCAACGGGGGAGTCAGGCGCATTCTAAAAATCTCCAATATGCTACAGGAGAGAGGACATAAGGTTGTGCTGGCATCAGAGCGTCAAGGCACTCCTGATTGGTTTGATAATAAGGTGCCCATAAGTTACGATTGGCGTAACCTAGAAGCAGATAGGTGGGTAGTCTATGAGTGTTGTGAGCCCAAGGTTGTCCGAGAAATAGCCAAAAAAGATGGGAACCACTATCTCCTCGTACTCTCAGTGAGGGCACGAAAGGCCAGTTGGGTAAAGCAGAACATCCTCAACAGAGACTACATCAAGATATGCACAACCGATTGGATGCGCGACTACTGTAATGGGTTAGGACAGGAATTAGATACAAGGCAGACATGTCTCTATACTGGATTAGATTTGACCAGAGTGCATAGGATAAGGGTGCCCCGAAAGGATGACATAACTGTGGGGACCTACACCAACAACATCCCATCAACTCATGTTGACGATGCCCTCCGGGCATTTCAGAAAGCTAAAGAGGAATATCCCTGGATTAATCTTCTTGAATTTGATGCCCATTCTGGTATCTCTCCTGATAGGGTGAAGGAAATCTACTCTCAGTGCGACATATGGCTCAATGCAGCAGAGAAAGAGGGTATAGGGATGCCGCCACTTGAGGCCATGGCTTGTGGATGCGCCCTCGTAACCACAGACACTCTGGGCAACAGGTTCTATGCCAAGAACGGACAGACAGCCCTAGTATCAGAGCCAAGCGATGTCAAGGCACTAGCCGACAATCTGATATTCGCGATAAAGAATAGGCGACTACGCCAGAGACTAGCAGAGGGTGGATTGGCGATGGCGAAGTCGCTTACCTGGAAGGCGCATATAGATAGATTCGAGAGGGCAGTGATGTGAAAAACATAACACTGATTAGTCTTCCGAACCCAACGATGACGGATTCCAAAATTGCACCCCCATTGGGGCTCCTGTATCTCGCGGCATCATCAAGGAGAGTTAACGTCAAAGTCATAGACCTAGCCAATATGGACGATTCTAGCCCCCTGAGTTGCCTTGTAAGGCTCTCTAACGAGAAAGCTGACCTGTTTGGTGTATCTATCGCTTCTACGCAGATAGGGCTAGCTGAGGGGGTCTGTAGGGCACTAAAGGCGAACAACCCCAATACCCCTCTTATCGTAGGGGGGCCGCACCCAACAACCTTACCTGGAGAGACATTAAAACTGACCCACGCAGACATAGCCGTGCAGGGAGAGGGCGAACAGGCCTGGTCCTTGATAATCCAAGGCAACGCCGATTATGGTATCTATGACCCTCCATCCTTGATGAGATGTGACCAAATCAAGGATTTAGATACCATCCCTTTCCCTGCACGAGAATTACTGGACTTCAGTCGATATACTCGAACAATTGCCGGAAAACCTGCAACCAATATGATTACCAGTAGGGGATGCCCCGGCGAGTGCATCTTCTGTGACCAAGACATTTGGGTCGGCAAGCTACGCTTTCATTCGTCAGAGTATGTCTTACAAGAGATAGATGATATACGGGACAAGACGGGCATCGATAGGATACTATTCTTAGACGATACACTTACTGCCAATAGGGAAAGGATGTTAGAGATATGCGAAGGACTGGCCAGGAGGAACGTGATCTGGAGAGGATGGACGAGAGCAGATTGCATAGACCCAGAACTATTAGGATACATGAAAGATTCCGGGTGCTATTCTCTATGTGTGGGGATAGAGAGTGGAAGCGATACGATTCTACGCAACATCAAAAAAGGCATCACCGTAGAACAGAACAGACAGGCGATAACCTACATTGGGGCAGCAGGAATCAAATGTAGGGTAAGTATAATGATTGGCAACCCAGGAGAGACCTATGAGACCATTGAAGCAACTAAACAATTCATGGTGGAAACCATTCCTGATGATTGGGTGGTTAGCACTTTTATTCCGGTGGTTGGGAGTCCAGCTTGGCGAAATCCTAGTAGATTCGGGTTTAGGATTCTGCATAGGAATTATGATGATTATTTTGTTGTTGGCTACGATCAGCAGAGCGGACTGGTAATGGAACTCGACAGCATCAGCAATGAAGAACTGATGCGCGAGCGCACCAGCCTTATAGAGTTCTTAGAGGAGCATTGTCCAAGGAAACCAGAGGAGGTTGTTCAATGAAAGAGATTAAATTCAGGGCGTGGGATAGAGTCAATGGGCAAATGGTAGAGGTAATGTCTCTTACCAGAGCAGTGCAAACACCATTTACTCTTGTGAGGTATTATGACGATGGGGTATTGAAGAAAATAACAGAAGCGGTCTTAACAGTTAACTTGGACTTCATCCAATACACTGGCCTCAAAGACAAGAATGAAGTTGAGATATACGATGGGTCCATCCTAATGGACCCCTCTTGGTGGTGGGGTCCCCGTTTTGTCTACCTTAATCAGGGCGAGTGCGGACCCTGCGAAGGAGACAGCGTGATGTCGTATATCCTCGCCAAGAATATCGAGAACCCCCAGAAAGAGGCTACGCACAATATCTGGAACGGTAGGGAGGTCGAAGTTATCGGCAACATCTACGAGAACCCAGAGCTTCTTAGTGAAGAATAGCATCATCCCCTTCGTCATTTTCTATTGCCTTCGTGCTGTGGTCTTTCTGTATCTTGTCGAGTAGAAAGTCAGTAAACCCAGAGAAGGGTCTATACCAAGGAATGACGCCACCATGTCGCCGCTTCAACTTTCCTATCCTAGAACTAATTGATTCATCGGGGTCGCCGCCCAGCAGCACATTCCCGAACTGGTCTATTCCCAACAGAATGTTGGAACCATACTTTAAGAGGACTTTCCACATTTTCTTTTTCCCTTCCCTAGTTTGCCATGCAGGGCATCAAGTAACTGGTACTTCACCACTTCGGGCAGCTCTACCATAAGTATATCTATTAAGTCTAGGTATGCTGCCTTGCACAGTTCACAATGCCCTTTGGATGATATTCGTTTCAAGTCGCGCAGAACTACCTGTATCTCATACAGATCAAATCCTACAGGGACTCGTTCTTCGTCGAGTGAGTCGTTAATCCTTCTCTTGGTATCTCTTGATTGCTTTTTTGATTTGCTTTTTGAGTTCGTCTTCGAGTCTGTCGGTGTATTCTTCTGGGATGTCATCGTACTCACTCTTGATACCTTTGTACACTCTGTACCAAAATTTCGCTTCCCTGATTTTCTTAGGCCAAGTTAGAGGCTTCCACATTATTCTTCTCCTTTTCTATTTATAGCAAATTGGTTCCCCGTTCCCATTGGTACCCCAATAAAAACGGTTCTGATTTATCGGCACAAAATGACTAAAGAACTGCCCTGTATGTTCGACAACATTATATTCAAACCCATTCCTCCAGGCATTAGATTTGTCTTGCAACCACTCGGGATTAAGATGACACATACATGCCATACACTCTCCATCTATAGTCCTGCTGTCCAACGAACTTACTATTGTATGTGCTTGGTGCGTGTGGAGATGGAAATATCTCACAGGTCTGAGTGTTGCCATTACATGTCTCAGGGCATGGTGTTTTGGGTGATATTCTCCATGAATATATCTACAGTATCCCACGGCACAGTGCTTATTCCATCCAATGGTTTTGTAACCACGTTCCTTTAATCGTAACTTCTCTACAAAATCTAGGTGTGCTTTCTCTGATGGTGCCCGCCTGTAGAGTTTGATTAACCTAATTTCATGGTTACCTGTCAAAAAGACTTTCTCACATTCCCCCGAAAGCGATTTATCGAACTCGTCTAGTATTTTGTTACCTTCATCAAATTCCGTCTGTTGTCGTGCTAGGTTGTCCTTCCATTCTCCAGAGGCAACATCTATTACCTTCTTCTTATTCCATCCGAACCATGCCCCAGCATCAATAAAATCGCCCCCCAGAAGAAACGTGGTAGGGCAAACTTTCTTTAGAAATCCATAAAACCCATCTAATGGGATATTATCTGGTATATGGTAGTCACCTGATGCTACCACCTTCCGCAGTTTTGGCCCTTCATCCATAGAAACCTCCCAGTTTAATTACACTCCATTATACTATATCTCATAGTGCTTGTCAAGGAGAATTATAGTTTGTTGCTGGCTGCCCCTATCATATCAGACAACATACCAGCCACGTTAGAGATGCCTTCCATGATGCGCCGCTCAAATCTGATGTGTCGCTTGAGTTCGTTGCCCTCCGCATCCCATTCCTGCGTTACATCATAAACAATATCCCCCGCCCCTATGCCCCTGGTTTCAAACGACCATTCCTCTATGACTGCTCCAGCTTGGTCTTTCACTTGCACATGATAGTATATAGGGGCGCAGCTACAACAAAGTAGGCTCAGGAGTATCAGTAGGTTGAAGCATCTCATATGTCTAGTCTTTATGAAGTACCCGCACAATACAGTGAGACATAAGCACAATACCAACAGCAAGTAGAATGCCCAACACCCAATCCGCGACATCATAGTACCTCTCCCATATTAAGGAAACAGACATTTTAGACCTACAAGTAATGTTGCCTCCAGTAGGATGGCAACGACCAGCCAATATAACTTCTTGTGCTCGCTGAGATGATTGGAGAAGTGTGCTTGTAGGCTTTTAAGTTCTGTCTTGACTATAGCGAATTCTGTCTTGAGGTCGTTGTCCTTCATCCTAAGTTTCCTGCGAGTACGTTTGAGGTTCTAGGGGGGACTATCAGTTCGCTAATATCTTTCTTGGCCTTTCTCCTTTCTGGAGATTGCCATTGTGTTGCCCTTCTGAGTCTCATCATTAGATTTTTCTGTTGTTTGGGGGAGATATTCTTCCAGAGGAATTGTCTCTCTTGTTTTGTAAGGATTGCGAATTTCTCTGCCTCGAATATATTACTCAGTATGAGGTTGAGTTTATTTGCCTTTTCAAAGTTGTCTAATTTGCCGAAGCCTTTATGCTCTGCCAGTTTTTCAAAAGCTCTCTGTGTGGTCTCTCCAATATTTCGCTGGAAGGTGGATATTCTTTGACCATCAAGAGGGAATTCCTTCCCGTAGAAAGTCAACCTTCTGGGGGCGATTAAGGGCATCTGCTTTGTCTCTCCAGTAGCATTGTATATTTCAAGAACCATCTGTGCTGCTGGAGTGGGATTGAAAGTAGAGACAAATCCTGGATTGAACATCACATTGAAGGCCGACGGTTTTTCAAATCTTTTCTTCTCTTCTCCGAAAACAGTATATCTCTTCGGTAGTTCTTGCCCCGGCAATCGCTTCCTTATTATCTTGGGCATTTTTGCTTTTGCCATTTTCAGTGCCTTCTTGAAAATGCTTTGATCGTAGGTTTCTAATTGTACATTATCTTCGAGTTGTCCTACCTGATTAAGAGCTGTCGGGACGAAACTCGATGGCATTCCGGCAATAACTTCCACCAAGCCTTCAACAGGATCTTTCTTGCTGAATAATTTTTGGACTCCAGATACTAGGGGTTGCTCAGTCAATGTCTTTATGCCACCAGCGATTGAGGTGGCAACAACACCAGGAGTCCCCGCGAAGATGCCTTTTTTCTCCTCTTCTAGGGCATTACGCTCGACGTTTTGCTGCATATTCGCTCCTATAGAAAGAGATACAGCAAGGGGCTGAGCCCAGTCATAGGTATATTTTCTGTCCCCGATTTGTGGAGCAAGTGCCTCTTCCTTAAATCCACTTCGGACCCATCTAGTCAGTTTGTCTATTTCTACCTGATATTGCCCCCCTCCTAGCTCTCTCTCAAAGGCGTATACTCTTCTGTTCGGATCTCGTTCTCCAGTGATGATACCCTTTCTAGCCAAAAAATATCCCATACCTGTGAAGCCAAGAGTCCCCACAATCGCTCTCGATAAAGCCAACTCAATTTCCCTAACAGGGATTTTGCCAGTTCCTTCCTTCCCATATTTTGCAAATGGTTTGGCGATTTGATATGCTGACTTTAGGAAGCCAGCAGGGCTATATTCCAACGCTCTCATAATTAGTGCCCCAGGAATACGAGGATATTTAGTCGTCATACTACCTATCCCAAAAGGTTTGCCTAGATTGAGGACATTTTTTAACTTACCAAAACCCAACGAGAGCACATTGTCGTCCTCATAGATCGCGTAAGTGCCATATTTTTCTGCTGTCTGGAGGATAGATTCATTAACACCCGTAGCATATCTTTTAGCTGCTTCATTGAGTGCTTTCCCTTTCAATCCTTCGTTGAGTGCCTTGAGATATGCCAGTTCATTAATTGTCTGTGTTCTAGCTCTTTCATATGCAGCAGTATCGAAAGAACGTAATCCAACACTCATAGCCTTTTCAAGATAACGCATTGGGTTCCATCTGCTTTTGAATGAAGGAGCCCGAAGACTGAATTTAGTTCCGTGTCTCGATGTTCCCTCCAATGCCTGCTTCCCTCCCTTGGCTATACCCTTAGAAAAAGGTTTCGCTCCTTTGAACCAACTCTCCCACCATTGTCCCGTTTTTGCACTTTTGAATGTTATGTACCTTTCCCCTCCAGTAATCTTACTTCTTGCCCAATCTATTGGGGTGGCAACATAATGGGAAAGACGGTCTATCCTCCAGAAGATTTCATTTCCCATAATATTTCTGACGAGTGTTTTGGGGTTGAGAAGCTGAGCAATGGTCTGTGTCGATTCGACTCTTTGCAGGAAACTCGTTGGTTTCAACTGCTGCAATGTGCTTTGTATCTGTTCCTGCAATTCTAACTGGAGATCGCCTGTCGCCCCTTGGGCCTGCTTAGACAATTCACTTAACTGCCTTGCTGTGGATTCATCGAGGTTAAGTTGTTTTTGCCAAGCCCAACGACTTTTATTGGCTTGATTTATTATCTTCTGTGCTTTGAGTAGGACCGCCTCTGGTTTCAGGTGGGCGTAGAGTTTAGCAGCCTGAACTGTCTGGCCCGCCTTAGTAAATTTATCTGATAGTGGGTCAAGAATAGCCAACGCTGATTCAAAGTCGCCCCTGTCCTGATAATACCGAAGGAGTTCTATCCCCACTGCGGCAGAAGGTTTATCAATCCTTTTTGGATCGAGAGCAAACAACTGAGCCTGTGCAGGGTCTTTGCCCACCATACTCTTTGCCAATCGTTGGACTTCTTGATCTGTAACAACTGTATGGATCTTTTTGTAGTCCTCTAGGGCAAGTATTTTAGATAGTACTTCGCCCTTTGTGGTTGCTGGAGTTAAGAATTCCTTGAAGCCAGGAAGCGTTTCTGGTGATTCTTTGACTGCCTCTGGGAATTGGCTGACAACTCCTTTTGGAGCAACCGTTTTAGAGATTGCCGCTGCTATTTTGGCAACACCCCCTTCTTTAATAAATTGTGCTACTGTTTTGCCTTCTTTTGCTGCAAGGGCAGCAATCTCCTTACGAGTAGGCAGATCGGCGAATCCTCCTTCACTCGCTAATCTCTGGAGTATATTCGATATTACGCCCTTTTCTTTGGAAGTCATTCCGGCAAGTATATCTTCAGATGGTGCTATTCCAGCACGTATTCCTTTACCAATAAGATCCTCTCCAGTGAATGGACGCTTGATGATGTCCTGTATTCCAAACGGTTGTTTTAGGGTGCGCGGTCTAACAAACTGATCCCAAAGCCGTGGTGCTTTTTCCTGAAGAAGCGCAGGGGCATCCTTTAATATCTGTTGCCCTGCATACATTCCCAACCAAGTGGATGGACGACTGAAGGTATCAATGATGTCCCCACCTACTTCAGTGGCAAGATTGGCCGCAAAACTCGTTGAATCTTCTAGTCCGAGTAAGGCGCGATAAACGCCCGGCCATTTTTGCTCCGCTAATTCCAAACGCTTTTGTTCTGGAAGCGACCAAGTAGCCCCATATTTGAATGCCTCCTGAGCTTCATTCATGTATTGCCGAGGAAATCCCATTTGCTCAGGGCGCAGGGGTGGATCGGGTGGAATTGATGCCCGTATGAAATCAGCAATATCTGGCGGCAACGTAGGGTCTACCTCAGGCATATTCCAGGCTAAGGGATTGATCGGAGGCATGTTATTCTCCAGTAAGCCAGTTCCCTAATCCACCAAGACCACTGAGATTCCTATTGTAATAGGCATCGAGTTCTTCTCCGCTTAATTGACCAAGCCAATCCGCTTTACTTTGTTTTATGCCCAGATCGGCTGCACGAGTCGCAGCTATATCTGGCTGTTGCGCAATCTGTAATCCTTTCAATTCTGTCGCTGTTTTTGAGGCTTCTATCTTAGGTCCCAGCATCCCCAGATTCATTCCAAGATTAGCATACTGAGGCAATGCCCCCAGCAATGCCATAAGCCAACTCCAATCCTGTTGCCTTCTTTTCTTCTTAGCCATCTTATTTACCTCCCGAGGCTTGTCCTGCTATGCCTCCTAATCCACCACCTATTGCTGCTCCTACACCTGCTCCTACTAACGGAGAAACACCTAGTGGTGCTGCGGTTGCAAGTCCTCCTGTAGCCGCTCCCAGCAATAACCCACCACCAGCCATAAGCGGTCCCATAAGTCCTTTTCCTCCATCTCCACCAGTTTGATTCTGTTGCATCTGCTGTATCTGGCGTTTCATGTTGTCTATTGTTGTTGCCTGCGCTAGGCTTGATTGCCCCGAAATAGCCGACGTTATCTGGGGCGTAACAGACTTTATCGTTTCAGTTACCCCTGGAGTATCACCAGCAATCTCCCTTAATCCCGTTAGTCCCTGTTCTCTGATTTGTTGTAGATTCTGTGTCTGTTGCGTTGCAAAGTCGCCCCACGCGCCCGCCTGGCCCATTCTTCTCTGTAGATTGGCTTGGAGTTGTGGCCCCCCACCTCTTGACCCCACTCCAAATCCACGCTGGGCAAGATTGGCTCCCTGCGCGCCGCGCATCTGCTGTAATGTGCCTGATAGATTCGACCTAAACTGTGATTCCATCTGGGGTAAATATTGTCCCAAAGTCGCCATAGGGTCATCTACCATACCCCTAAAGCGAGGCCACATCACCTCACCATACTGCTGCTGCTTACCTGAATACTGTCTCAGAAGATCAAGATATTCCGTGCGGAAGCGTTGCTGGGCTGGGCCTATCATAGGAAGGTTCTCCCATCCAGGCTGCTTGCCCCCAGGCCACTGATCCCAAATATCCTGTCCTGTTCTGATAGGGTCGAATAAACTATCGCCGCCGCCACCTAATAGTTGCAATCCATCTGGGGTATTTTGGCCGCCCCAATCAGGGAGTTGCTGTCCCCCTAGTTGGTTGACTTTATTAAAGCTCCAATCTGGGGGGTTGCGCCCCCACGGGTCTATCTGCCCCACATCAATTCCACCGGAAGGGAACGAATTTCCGGGTGTGACCTTAGTTAAATCAAAATTCTGTGGTTGCCAAGGGAAAGTAGCCATTATTTGCCTCCCCCGCCTCCACCGCCACCGCTACTTGCACCAGCTAGTGCTGTAGCTGCCCTCATCTCCGTTGCTTGCTGGTCATAGTATGCCTTCTGCCGAGAGGTAATCTCTGGATTGAGCAGATTCATCACATCGGCTGGTGATGGGGTTGCCTTCATCAAACCAATAATCCCCTCTCTTCCCCTCTGCTGGATGCCCTGACGTCCCATAAGCATCTGCCTGATAGCTGACCCCTTCTTGCCTCTGAGCATCTGTTGGAGTTGCGCCCGACCAGACTGTGATATTCCACCAAAGCGTTTTACGGGATTGGTGTATTGAGCAAATGACCGATTGAAGGCATCTGAGACTGGTTTCTGGAATTGACCAGGACGCTCCATCATCATTTCTAATATTCCTTCTATGTCGCCCCTACGCTGGGCACTGACATTCATAGACTTCCATAGGTCTTGAGTTGCCCAGGCTGGGGGAGCGTAGAATTGAGGGCCTGGATCAACGAAAGCTGCTGGAGATGTGTTAATCGGCATTTGGAGTTCTCCGTTTGTAGTACTTTAATTCTTTAACGATAGTAGCAGTCATGGGTGCCAGTTTGAGCAACTTATTCATTCCCACTAAACTGGAAAATCGCTTAGTTTCTGCAACGATACGCTTGACTTTCCACTCACGCGCCCATGCCTCTATCTTTTTCATTCCTTTTTCTGTCGCTTCCCTGTATCCAGGAGCACTGTACCCCTGTAATATATATAACGTAGGTGGATGCCAAGGGGGATTAGCTGACATCTGAACCACTGAATAACCAACAGGCCCATCACCGTTTCTAGCAACCAAGACGCGAAAGGTCTCGTCCACAAGGCATCTGAGCATCCCAGTCAATATGACATTCACATCTAAATCCGATTTTGCTTTGACTTTGAACTTCTCTACAAGTGGCCTTAATTGTGGTAGTAGTTCCCAATTTGTCTCGCCGATCCACTCTACGCTGAGCCCGATCTTTTCCATTCCAAACCTCCGTCAAATACCAAGTGTTCAAGTTGGTGCGTGGGTTTATCTACTGGCTCGACGACTAACACCCTGTTAGCAAAAGAATACCCTGTATTCCCATCGACCTTCATTCTTACTGCTATCGTATGCTCACCTTTATCTAACTCAAATACGTTATAGAGGCCCAGCATAAACCTATAATCATTCGCAGGAGCAGTGGCCTGTGCTGATTTGCCATCTTGATTACCATCGACAAAAAATGCGACAAGAACAGCCTTGCCTAATGTGTCATTCCCAAAGACTCCATTGAAAGTCACCCGGACGTAGCTCTTTCTTTCTAGCGTGAATGTCTTGGTCATATCGCTGATAGTGTAGGAATAGTCTGTAGTCGTCGTGGTTTCTTGGCCTGCACCCTCCATCACGTAAGGGAAGTAGACCGACTTCTCGCTATCAGTAATCTTCACGGAACGCAGTTGCTTGACGTTAAGAGCTATCTCTATTTGCTCTATCACCCTGTCTACCTCTGGTATTCCTGATCGCTCTAATTTCATGGTATGTCCCAAGGAATAGACTTGAAGTGAATCCCCACTCTTCGTATTGTCGCCCTGGCATCAAGCGTGTCTCCAAAAACTGCTTCGGTCATTTCTATCTCGATTTCAATATTCCTGCCAGTCGGAAGCTGATTGCTGCTGTCCATGAAAGAAAAGTATTGTTCTTTCTGTGTATACGGAGAACCTGTTATTGTGCTTGTAACCGTCATTATCTCTACTCCATCAACGTGGACGGTAACAGCTATCTTCAGGGCATCTGTGGTGTCTATATCCGCAAGAGATAGGACGCAGCCGTGAAAGAGTTTTCTGTGAAGGGGGAATCCGCATTCATTGGGAAGCGTCTTGACAGCACGAGTGTAATCAAGGATGTAGAATAAAAAAGTATCTCTCTTCTCTATTTCATAGATATGGGATGCGACTGTCAGATTTCCCGATGAGAATATCGAGCCGACAATCACCTGATCGTTATCTCCAGCACCATTCCTGTACCCTATGCTCCTGAAGCCAAACCCAAGTTTGTACCAAGCGAATCTTCTCGATTGGAAATCGCTGTGATACAAGTCGAGTACCAACGTGTAAGTATTCTTATCGGTGTTACCAGAATCATCTGTATAGGATAGATATACCTTCCTATTCGCATACTCGCATACGATGTCGCTCTCATTCGCTATGTCTGCAATAGTGTCGTCAAGAACTCCCTTAGTGAGGTAATGAACCCTTGTTCCATCATAAGCTATGAGCCCGTTCTCCAGACCAGCATACCACCCGACGAAGCCATCTCCTATCATCACGGATTCCTTGGATACACAACCGGGAAGACCAGGTATCTTTGTCCTGGCTACTGATTCCGGCGTATTCCCGACAACTCGAATAACTTCCCTTTCTCCAACGACCAATACGGCGTTGTTGAATGGTATCAATGCCATTATCGCCCCACCAGTGTTGAACTCCGCTGAGAATTGATTATCTTCGGGGAACGCTTCCCAGTCATCACCAGCACGACTAAATATCACCTTGTCCCTTTTTGCCATCCATAGCACATCGTTGGCAAAACAGACAACTGACTGTCCTTCTTCTGGGGCATCATGTTCTGTCTCATAGGCTATAAGGTCTTCATCCAGTGCCCCACCACCAGCATCACCATAAGTTGTAGCCCCCTTACGAATCGTGGCATAATGATAGAATGGCCCATATTGACCATCTCCGCGATGTACAAATTTACGGGAACCAGCATATATATCATCATTATCGTTAAAATTTTGTGGTTCTCCATCAAATATAAGGAAGATAGAAGCTGCCTCTGTTATAGTTGCGGCCCATGATTTGTTTGAGCCCCCAGGAGCCCAAATTTTATCTCCTGTCTTTATATCATGCCCCGAATCGACTGAAACTGTATTAATATTAGTATGATCTCCAAATACGATAGCATGTCCTTCTGCTTCACATGAATCCTCGCTTGAAACAGAAATATCCTGTATCTGCACTTCTATCTTGGTTGAATTAGTGCCAACGGCTGTGGAGATAACTGAACCCCCGGAATCAGGAACCTTTATATCCTCACCATCTGTGAATGCTCCCGTTGAATCCTTTATGCCAAGAGTATGGATAGAAGCTCCATCATCAGAAACGAAAGTCACTTCTGCTGTTTTAGTAGATGTGACTCCATACAAAGTGTCTCCAACAGAGAATCCAGAGGCATCGGCTACTGCTAATATTTCTTCTGGGCAAGTGAATCCAGCGGATATGCTGCGATTAGAGGTGAATCCTCTGTCATTGACATAAACAATCACATACCAATATGGTTGATTCACAGTGAATTTATCCGCGACAACAGATACGTTTAAATACACTGATGGCTCTGTGGGCTTAACCCTGATGCCAAGCTGATACAGCACAGCAGCATAAGTAGTATCTGAACGCAATGGATAACGTACTCCAACTCCATCACCATCCACAATTACCACATTATCTCCGATAACTACTGAATCGTGTTTCTTTCCAGTAGCCCACTCTACGCCAGAGTCAGGCCAAGTCACCTTAGAAAATGACGGGGTGCCAAAATTGTTATTCTCATAGAGATCGCAGGTCGTGGCATCTATAAGAACAAGTTCCTCTGCCGCGAGGCCATCTGATTTGTAGAATTTATTCAGCCAGACCAGTGCCTTATTAGTCACAATATGACCAGACGTATATCTACTATAGCCAAGAACTCCCGTCCAGCTTCCCTTCTCATCAAAATTAACATTGGTGAGTACTGAGCAGAACCCTTCAAGGGCTGGAGAGAAAATATTAGCATTCTCCATGATGCCTCCGAGTTGAGGCAACATGTACAAGTAATTTTCTGAACCCGCTCTTATCAGTGGCATTAGGTCACATATAGGTCTGGTTGAGTTATTTTCCAGTCCGCTGCCCTATTTATCAGATTATCCATTGCAAAAGCCCTGAACGCTAATCTGGCATCATCTATGTACGTCTTCCCCTTTACTGTCTCTCCCATCTTGACGAATATAGAGCCCACACAGAAGTTGACTATGGCTTTGTGGACTATTCGGGGCTCGGGAATGTCCTCTGTGTACCATGTCCCTAATTCGGCACCGCCATAAACCATCCTAGCAGGCACATATGAATACGCTACCCTAAGATTCTCTGCGGTATGTGTTTCTGCTGGGGGATACAGAGAGAACGTGGTAGGGGAATCCTGATATGCGAATCTGGTTGTCGCGGCACTGGAACCTCTCCACTTGTAGTAAATCTGATTCTTGATCCATTCCCAACTCTTGATTCCATGCTCTTCATCGAGCACCCATATACGAAGGAGATTGAGATAGTCTCCATGAGTTGCGGCAACAAAATCAGAGATAGGATAACTATTGGTGCTATCTGTAATGCCTAGTCCTGTCGCGTAGAAGAAATCTGTGATGGTGGCAAATTCCTCGCGAGCATCATTCATCCATTCAACTTTTTCTTCATCGCCCGGAATCGACACGCCCACACTGGCGAGTTTGTTATTTACTCTACTTGCTAGGTCTACTAGCTTCGCCATCTTCTAACTCCTTTATCTCTTTATCCAGTCTCGTATAGGCTTGCGTCAATCTTGTGTAGTGCAATCTTGTCTGCTCTATAGCCTTAACGATGTCCCTGAACTCCCTATATACATCACGTTCCTTCTTCGCCATTTTCTTCTCCTTTTTCTGGTTGCGTTTCATTTTTATACATAGAAATCAGGCACCTTGGCTTTCGTGGCGATATTGGAGGATTGGTAATGGAGGTCTGCTCTATGAACAAAAACATTATTTGGACTGCCACCTGTTATTGTAGGGTTTGTTGTCACTTCAAAAGTAACTAAAATTACTCCATCTGGTTCTAATAATCCCCTGTCTATTAAAGTTCCACTTCCTCCATCACTGGTCATTGCTGCTTCTTCAATTCTGTGTCTGCGTTGAGGCGTTGTCGCAATATTTGTAGTATTATAGGGTATACTAATTGATTTTTCAGTTCCGAAATTAGCTTGATTATGTCCTTTAGCATAATCAGAAGTTATCCCAAATACAACATTCCCACTAATGGCAGTTCCGTTGTGAGACCAGTGAATATGAGAAAAAATATCCGTTCCCTTAACATAATCGTGTGGAATGTGGTATCTAATTCTTAATTTATCTCCGTTTGAAAAAGCATTTTCTTTGATTTCCCCACCTGAATTATATGTTGATAATGTCGGTCTATCTCCGCCAGTTGGGTCAGGTATTTCAAAACCTTCAAGGTCTCTCCATCCAAAAGTAGGAGTTGTGGAGTCTACTTTGATTCCCTTTCCTGATGCTTTATTAAAGACAATAAATTCGGATATAATCGTATTACCATCACCAGGATTGAGTTCCAAGCTCTGTGCTCTAGTACCGATCATGCCGTGGCCTGACGTCGGATCGTTGTAAATCTCTACATACTCTGGTGTTTCTTCGACCATGGGGTCATCGCCATATATAATAAGTTTTGGTGTGCCGCCGGGGTTTTCCTCCCAAGTGCTTTGGAAAAGAAAAACATCCGCAAGGCCATTCCCCTGTATGGAAAAACCATTCCATGCAACCCCGCCACCAGTTAAAAAACCCACGCCAGAGATGCAGAATAAGTTCATAAATTCAGCATCATCCTGATCGAAAAAGTCAATTCTACCTACACCATTTCCGTTGCCCTTAATCTCTAGGATGGTATTTGTATCCGTAGCATCGGTTGTTTTCAGCAATACTTTTCCAGTGCCAGAATCAGTCAGATCATGGCTGCCTATAGTGAATCCACCTATTGCTGTAAGTTTTCCTGATGTAGTGTCATTGCCTGTATTTATTAAATAGTCTGTATGCGCCTGCGAATTATCAGCTAAATGGGAATCCAGCTGTGGGTGAGTATTCGACCCGATATTGAGAATATTAGTATGGTCAATACTGGCTTCTGTGAAGTGCTCATCTGATGCGAAATTAGTTAACTGGTCATGGTCTATATCTGTAGTCAGATTGTGCGTGTTAGTTGTCTGGTTGTGGTCTATGGCACTATCGTTCACCTCTCCGTCAGTAAGCTCCGTAGCCTTGACTCTGGCATATGTTGTGCCATCGTCAATATCATCAAGATCGCCTGTGAGCGAAGCAAGGGAGTGTATTAGTGCCTGGTGCTCTATAAGCAGAGCAGCAAAATCTGGCTCTCTCATTCTGGCTTGTTCAGACATTAGACTACGCTCCAGGCGGTTATGACGGTAACTACACCGCCTACCCAAGTCAGCGTCTTCCTATAGGCAATTCCAGAAATAGTCATATCTATCTGGGTCAATTCAGAGCCCGTGTAAGACAAAGCATACGAGGGATTATTCTCGTAGCTGCTGGTAGGGATTACCTCTTGTATCACAACAGGAGATGCGTCGAGATCGGAATCTCGTTGAGCAAGTTGGGCTACTCTAGCCATCTAAGATGCCCTTCTGTCTATACTCAAGCTCCCTTTTCTTTTCCTTCAGTTTTGCCTCGTCGTACTTGAGGCCGTCTTTGACCTTCTTGATTGCTCTGTATTCCTTCTGAATCTCCGTCTTCTCGTTGACCAGTTTTGCCTTGTCTATTTCTATCTCTTCCAGAACACAATTCTGGTATTGCTTTTGATTTGTTAATTCTTTTTCCCATCGCGCTAGGTTTGATTGTCTATTCTGGATGTCAGAAAGAATCACTCCTCTGTGAGCCTTGAAATCTGATCTTTCGACAGCTAGGATTGCACTGGCTTCATTCGCCCTTCTCTCTAGTTCCTCAAGTTTTAGTTCTTCCTTCAACCACGTCTGCCTGTGCCTCTCATTTGATGCCGATACACCTTCCGTCTTAGCAAGTTGTCGAACTGCATTACCTTCCCGTTCTTTTGCTTCTTGAAGCCTCTTGGAGACGGCTTCTTTTTCTCTGTTGAGTGATGCGAGGTCTGTTGCAAGTTTCGCCTCCTTACTTCTCAGCGTTCCTTCACGCTGTTCCTGGTTTGTACCCTGAATAGAAAGTCTGGTGCAAAGATGCTTCAATTCCTTCTCTGCCACAAGAAGTGCCTCTGCCCGGTCATCCATCTTCGCGTTGGCAACACGAACCAACTCAAGGGACTCCACCATCTCTTCTTTGAGTTGACTGAGTTCTGCTTTCAGGGCACCTACAGACTCAATCAGTGCAAGCCTCTGCTTCTCGTAATCAGAGCGGATGAGAAGAAGCTCTTTGGTCGCTCGCGTGATCTGGTTTCTGAGGTCGTTCTTGCGAGATATAAGGGCAGACTCTTCCTTATCAGCAGGAACAAGAACAGTCCTCTGGACTCCGCTTCTTCTCATCTTACTTCCCGCCAGATATTACTATCTCTACCGAAGCATTCTCGCCGCTTGCATTCGTGATAAAGATGTCAGTAACGAGTAAGAAGTCGATGCTCCTGACCTCTCCAGCACGGCATGTTATTGGGTCATTGCCGACTGCGTTGAACCGAACAGTTATCACTTTATCGGAGTATATTTCGACATACTTCGCGACTACGATACGCTCAACATCATCAAACAGGTCGGTAGTCCACCCATTAGCCACTGTTGGCTGTTGGTTTGTGGTGCCAGTGGCGACTGTCTTTGACGAGTCCTCATAGTTCTCTGCGGGGGCAAGAAGATTCAAACATTCTGAAGTGTCGAATCTATGTGCACTCACATTTATTGTTGCTAAAGCCATAATCTATCTCCTATGGTTGGATTATTGGGTTTCCGCTTTCATACAAAAATTCTATTTCATTTGCTGTTAGTTCTCTGTCCCAGATGCCCATATCGTCAAATTTGCCATCAAAGGGGTTGTTGCCACTGTCTTTTCTCCCAATATCAAGAGAATTTTGAGCATCACGCATCGACGGCAGAGTAGAACCAGCAGTTGCTTTTAATGTGCCGTTGAGATATATTTTTGGGGCACCACCAGCTACCCAAGTACCAACAATGTGATACCAAACTCCAGTTGTCAAGACAACGTCATATATTGCGATGCGCGTTAGAGGAACACCCCTTACATGAAAATAAATTTGAGAGTCCGGGCCTTTCCAGTAAAGTCTGAATAACTCACTATCATGGTCTATGATGCCCATGTCATTACTATAATCATCGCTATTTATCCAAACAGAAATACTTAATCCTGGCATCTGGTTAAAATCAGCATGAGATGGGATTGCTATATGGGAAGTGGACCCGTCAAGACCCGCGCAGTTGCCGAATTTACCAGACACATAAGATATATCAGTATCAGTACCATCATGTGAACCCACTGGGTCATTTGAATTACCATTAAGAGACCAGTAGGCAAGCATATTATCATTGCCAGCTTCCGTGGCATCATCGTAGAAATGAGGTTCTGTATATGAATTGGTTAAAGGAGTTGCGCGCTGCATCCCCGAAACAAGTACCTTAACATTAGTAAGTTGTGTGGTGGTAATAAAGATGTCGGTGACAAGGATATAATCTATCGTATACAATACATCCGCCAAGATGGTCATCGGGTCATTGGAGGTAGAGTTGAGTTTGACCTGGATTTCTTCGGATGAGTAAATCTCTATGACCTTTGCTACCTCTACATCATTGAACAGGGCAGTGTTATTTTTGAGGCTGTAATCAGTCTGGGTCTCATACCAATGGCTAGTAAAGGAGATCTTCTCTGATGCCACTATAAGATTGACTGCCTCGCTGGGGGCAAACCTTGAACTGTCTGGATTAGACATAGTTACTTTTTCCTGTTTTTCTTCATCTTAGCTTTGATTTTCTTACGTTGCTTCGGCGTATGCCCGTGCAGTCCCATGATTATTCTCCCTTATTTTTTTGGCGATTAGGTATGCTTCCCAAGAATCCTTTGGGGATCGAGACCCCTTGTGCTTCCTGTAGTTAAAATGTGTATCGGCATGCCTGAATCCCCATCCAGCATCTTGAACACGAATAAAGAAGTCATAATCCTCATACTCACATTCTCTATAGCCGCCAACATGCTCCCAGCATCGTTTTCTAAAGAGGGAGCATCCATATATAAATCCATGTTGCCTGGCCCCTCTTTTGACCTTATCGAACTCTGCTTTCTTAACGATGCTCCGACCTCTCCAGTGGATAAGACCTGTTCTGAATCTGACATTAGGGTAAATAACCCCAACGGTGGGATCTGCATAGTCCCACTCATCGACAATAGCTTCGAGGCACCTCTCAACATAATTCTTCTCAAGCCAGTCATCTGAATCCAGCATACATATCCATTCGGTCTCTGCCCTATTCGCGGCATAGTTCCTCAAGGATACAATGCCCTCATGCTCCAACCCAAACGTCACATGGCATCGGTCTATGTACTTAGCGATAGCCTCTGTCGAGGCATCTGTGCTGTAATCATCATGTACTACCACATCGCACTTTACTGTCTGGTTCAGTGCCGACTCAATAGCCTGTGCTATGTACTGAGCATAGTTCCTGTTGATTATGATGATGGTGCAAAGGTTCATTTTATGTCTCGGGGCACCGTAATTCTATTTCCTAATCCCCCCACATCACGCGTCCTGAATACAGGGCAATCTCTATAGAACTCTTCACGCCCCTTCTCTGTCTCCAACTCTGTATATCTCATATATAAAAGAGAGGGTATTACTCCAACATTCATAAAGTTGCGACTCTCGCTAAAGCCATGTCCATACTCGTTGGCATCCCTACGTTGCTCCTTGGCATCCGTGGCGGCCATAATGCACTCTTTTAATTCGTGGGGCGGCAACTCCCTTATAATGTCATCCCATGATTTTGATTTTGGTTTCGTCAGGTAAATCATATTATTATGTGGGGATTTGGTTCCAGGCTCCCCACGGGCCTTGACTTCTAGTAGTTTGTGATTCCGTACAGCCTCCCGGAATGGGATTCTGCACGAATTTCGACCGTCAGCTCACTCAGGATTATGCGCTTAATATAATCACCAAGCTTCGGTGCCTCTACGATCTTAGTGCCTCGATACCACGATGTTCTGAATGTGGATATATCGAGCAGGTAAAGCTCACTACGATCAACGAACCTGTCGTAAACGACTCTGGTGCGCCCAAAGTCACACTCATACTCGTCTACAACAATGGTGCGCTTCTTGCCTTCGAGCATACGCTCTGAGAAGGCACTGTTGTTAGAGGTGTCGATGTATATCGCGAACTTGCTGATGATCCTCTTTAGCCCTGAATTAACAAGGATATGGGATGGGTCGCCAAAACTGACCCTTGAAATGCTCTCCCAAAGATCAAGCAAGTTGTCCTCTCCGAATGACCCCGAAACATCCGTGTCATTGGTCACAAGACCTGGCGCGGCTGCGGCAGCAGTTGCATCACTCCCGCCTCGAAGTCCACCCATCGTCCTGGCAGTGGTGGTGTCACCATCTGCTCTCGCACCATCGAGAAGCTGTTTCTCAATGGAACGGGCGTGAATCTTATTCCCCTGGTTTACCTGGTAGGCAATCTCGGAATCGAGACCAGCCTTGACAGCCTGCTGTTGCGTGCCGTCTACCTGGACCACAGTCTTAAAGATCTGAGTGTTGTTGTATATTCTGGTTCTATCCGTTTTCGTCGCTGCTCCCCAATCCGCACCATCTACAACAGTACTTACTGACGCTGCGGGAAGAGTATCCGTCTGGTACTCATGCTTGGGTTGAGTGGGCATCGGCCCACGACCAAACAGTGAGAGTTTGACAGTAATCTTAGGGATTAGCTGCGTAATGAAATCAGCGAGGTCTTCCCGAATTGATTCTGCTCGGGAATACGCGCCACTATCATATACATTTTTTGAGGTGTCTTTATCACCCATTGGTTTCTACTCCTTTTGCACTACCCCTTCTATTTTCATCTTATCGAGGGTTGCTGCAACGGCGTAGTCATTGTTCCCCGTCTCATGGTATTTTGCAATATTCGCATTTACCCTCTTCTGGAGGATGTCTGCATCAGCCTCCGCATGACTGGCTCCTACTGGAGCCACAATCTTGCTCTTCACTGCCTCTGTTGCCGCCTGTGCTTCCTGGGTAGTGGTGGCGGTGGCAATTCCGGCTAGATTTGCGGATGAAACTATCTCGGCTGCGTTTTTGATAATACTGCTCAACCTTCCGGGATCTTGCATACATGCGTACCTCATCTCAGGCACATCAAGAGTCCCTTTGACCATCTTGAAAAGAGCGGAATTTTCATTCGTCAAATCAGGATACCTCATGGACTCTTTATACAGTTGTGATGCCACCCTTCCCTCTCCTACCTGAATAGTGAGAGGGGCTGTATATGCTGCGATCCCTTCTTCCAGGATTTCGGCAAATGACTCTGCCTGTTCAGGGGTGTAGCCCTTTTTATGGAGCCCTTCCTTGAACGTGGTTACAAGAGGATTCTTACCTCGAACATCTGGTGCTGGCGCGACCTGAGCGAGCTTTTTGCTCAGGTCTTCGACTTGCTGCTTTAGAACCTTTTTATCGGAACTAAGCTCATCAATCCTCGCCTTAATTGCAGGCGGTGGACCTTCAGACCAATCATGCTCGGGCGGTGCTTCAGCCTTTACTTCTGGCTTTGCTTCCTCTCCCTCGACTTTTTCTTGTTCTTCTGAGGTAGACGATGCCTCGGCAGCTTCCTGAAGCTTCTCAGAAACCTCTGCTACGTCTGTCTTTTCTTCAGCCATTTTTTTCTCCTTTAGGTTACATCAGATACGCTCTGACGCGGCGGTTCCTTGGACGACGGCTAATCGCCCGCTTCTAGGGCCTCTGCCCTAAGTACTCTTTTCAACTCAATCCAGGTTTTGAAGCCATTGATGAAATTCAACTGTCCGGCAGTCTCATCTCTTTCAATGCTTCTGTCTTGTGCTGTCTGCCCTTCTGGTTTGAGGAGTTTTCTTGTCAATGCTTTTTCTCTGCCATCTATGTATTCAAATACCAGTTGCCCTACGGGTGAATCAATGAACTGATCCAGCACGTCGGCTTCTGCTATAATCTGGTCGATTCTCATTAGAATTCCGCTGTTGGTCTGATTGGTGTTCTCCTAGTCTCTGTGGCTGCTTGGTCGCCCTCACGGCCCGTATAAGGAGTTCCTGGAGGAGTTCCCTGAAAGTTGTTGCCCCCTTGAGGTTGGTCTACTGGGCCGTATTGTCCTGATGCCACTGCCTGTAGGAGTTGTATAACTTGTGCTATTTCCTTCTGGCACTCTGGAGGGAGGTTCTGCATCACCATCTGCAACTGTGCCATGACCTCTCTCACAGAAATCATCTGCTCCACGCCATTGACAGGGAAAACCGCATCTGCATTCTGTAGTCCAGAATACTCATAGGCAATACGGAGCAGGAAGAACAGGTCTATCCGTAGTGCCATCTGTTGCAATGCCTGGGGAGCAACCTTCGCGGCATTAGCAAGAATCTCAAGGAACTGGACAACCTTACGCTGCTTCACCATATATGCTTCCATCTCAGTCGCGCCCTTCCAGCGGAAGTCATACTTCATATCATCTGCCAGAGCCCTTTCTGCCAGAGCCCTTATCTTCCGGTACTCTTCTGATTCAGGATCGGCAGCCGTACATACCCTCATAATCTTAACAATCTCAGTGTCTTTGAACTGGCGATTCAACTGCCACATACGCCTGATGAAGGGCACCAAGATGGACTCTTCGTAGTCCTGTATGACCCCCAGGAGATTCAACTGTGCCTGGTCAAGAACCATAGCAAGACCACTGGCAGTACCTCCACCGGCATCCTCTTCGCCAGTTCCTTGCATGGACCGGGGAACCGCTCCTAGCAACTGCGCCTGTTGAGTGAGAAGACCTATGATATTGACCGCATTGGGATCGGCTATCCCTAGCTCCAACGGGAAGATTGAATTTTTATCAAGAGCTTGCCAGATTTTATTGGGTGAGAACTCCAGTTTTGCTCCCTTATTTATAGACATAAACTCTGGTGTGCCCCCAAACATCTTGCAAAGATTCTGCTGTGTACCATCTTGGTACATATTATAGGTGTCGTTGAGGTAAGCTTCTGTCTTGCGAAGAACCTCTGGGAGGCTCCTGCCATATGGAGAAAGATCATCCTCAACGAACCTGGCATCGAGATGGGGAATTTCTAAATGGTCATAGGGATTCTCCGTGTTGAGAATCAAAAGATGATTGGATACCCATGCGAAGGCGGGCACCCACTCTTCCTGTTCATACTTCTCTGAAGGGTTGCCCTCAACATACGATCTGGGCAACAGACCAAAATACATTTTAACGTGGTACTTATTTCGAGACTTAGAATCGCCAACCTCTTCTAGGTCAACATTCTGTTTACGAAGGTCCTCTTTGCTCCTGTGATAGCCTTCCTCGGGAGGGGTTTTCTTGAGTTCATCGAGGTTCATAATGGCCCAGCCGTTACCGTCCCTATACTGTGCAAGCTCCTCCAGACTCATCCAGTTGTCTATGATAAGTGCCTCTGCGGAATTGACCCCCTTGACGTTCTTCCCGATGTAATGGACATTGAACAGGTCTTCTATGATGAAATCAACATTGTCATAGATCACCTGGGGAACGTATTTCTTGACCATCTTTGTCTCTATCTCGCCCTTCTCATTTACTACCTCTACGGGTTCTCTGATGCGCCTGCTCTTAATTTGCTTGCGCCAAGGAGTGGATATGAGGATAGTTCCGTACTTGGGAAAGTATTCCCATGCCCTACGATTCTTGCTCTTGAATTTAATATCATCCAACTGCCATCTGGTGTAGGGAACGATGATCTTTCTGATAACCTCCTCATCAGCAGCATCATAACCAGTTGGCTCGAATGGGGGGTCGTTCCTGAATAGAACGTGCATTGCGCGGTTGGTGATGGCGCGGATATTCATAAAAGAGAGACCTGAGTGGTATTTGCTGCGATTCGAGGAATAGAAATGATCGTCCTCAAACCAGTGAAGTCGCCAAGCCCTGTCGGACTTTTGCAGATTACTCTCTACGGTTGTGCGTCCCTGTGCGTTTTTTGCTGCATCGTATCTTTCAGTTATAAATTGAGCGATTATTTTTTGTTTTTCTGACTGCATTTATATCCCCTATTTCTTCTTTGGTCGCCAACGTTTGTGGCAAGTTTCCCACACGATTCTATTTTCCTCGTAGGCATAACAACGGTAGGGTTCGAGATAAGGATTCTTGAACATGCAAGATTCTCTGGTGCCACAATATCTTTTGTCCACGAAATAGCGTTCCCAAAAAAGTCCTTGTCTACAGTGTAGAAATACACACCCCTCTCTCATAGAGTAGGGGGGGGACGAAATGAAAGAAAAATAAGGGCGGTATTTCTTACACTAAATGCGACCAGCTATCGCATCAAGCAGTATCATCTGGCGATAATACTCATCTGTTCCAGGTGCGGCGGTGATTGCCATATCTGGAACAAGGTACTCGGGTCTCATAACGCAGAGACCTCTCAGGGCATCAGCACAGTCATCTTCTTTCTTCAGTGGCTTCTCTGGACGCTTGCGCTTCTCATCGGCTGTCATAGCCTCATCCATCCGATAACGACTTACCTCATATATGGTGCGCTTACACTTTCTAGTAAAATGGAGTCTGGACTTGCCATTCTTGTCTATATGGAGGAGTTCTCCTACTCTGTTGCATCCAGCCTGCACAGACCCCGGACCCGAGTCCCATTGACGGATATAGATGCCCTCCTTACTGAAAAACTCCCAAGTGGGGGTGCCCGATCCACTGTCAGCCCTTGAGAAATCATGGCCTCCGTAATTTATCAGGAACGGCAATTTGTGCATCCCCAGTATATTCTTGGCAACCTCTGAAGCTATTATATGTCTATCTTCCCAGTACTCATCAAATATGGTTATCTCTCCATCTGCAATCGCAGCAAACAACGTAGCACAGGGATGCGTATATCCCCAATCTATTGCCCTCAAGAACACATACTGACCTACGACAGGAGCAAAGTCGTCTATCACATGGAACTCTTCCTCGAACATGGGCCACACCAATCCCCCATAATCCACAAAATCAGCCATGTACTCCTGTAAAAACTGGCTGTATCTGTTCCTTCCGATGTATTCCCTCCGGGCATCCTCCATCTCTTCCATGCTGTTATAGGGATTGTCAGCAGCATAGAACAGGAAGCACTTCCAATCGGGATGCGCCTTACCATAACAGAAGAGGTCGTAGTAGTGATTCAATCCACTTGGGGAGCCTACGAACATAGCCTTGCCGTGGTGCGTCAAAAGCATGGGCCTTATAATGTCAGTCCACACCGATTCCTTCATAAACCCATATTCATCAAGAAGAACTCTCTGGGGGCGGCTTCCTCGAAGAGCATCGGGGTCCTGGTCAGCACCTTTCAACTGAATACGCTTGGCCTTATCACCTATACGCACATCCATAGTCAAGTCGCTCTCGTTCTTCTTGATTATCAGTTCGGAGGGAACCTCCTTCAAAAGAGGCAACCAAGCAATGTCTTTAGCCTGTTTGTAGAAGTGAGTTACATACCAGATAAGGTCTACATCTTCTTCGAGCAACCAGTGATATATCTTGGCGCGTCCAGTCATGGACTTGCCGTAACCCCTCCCAGCTACAAGCACAATAAAACGCTCATCAGTCCGAAGCAAGGCATTCTGACCCCTATTGGGAAGGAGTATCTTCTGACCATCGCCGCGCACCCAGAAATCACTTGCCCCAGAGTCACCATACTTGCGATCTATTTCTGCTATCTCATAGAGAGTCTTCTCCCGATCTCTGCCGGAATGGGGCTTGAATGGTGGAAATCTTATTTCTTTTTTATTCATCAAAGAACTCTTCCTGAGTGCGCCAAATTCCCCTCAACCCAGCCAGGTTATCGCTTCTTGCAATATCGTGTATTCTCTTATACTCCTTGGCGTTTTTGGCATCTAACTTTGGATAAATCCAGTCAAAATGAGACCCACAAAACAAATGATCGTAACTGTCTAAATGAACTTTGTTGAATGGCATAACGAGATTCTTGAAGACAGCATACATGGAAGCCAATGTATCATATCTAATCCAAGCATCAATCCGTTCTTCCTTGTTCAACATAACCCATTCCAAATTGCCCCAACATGACATTGTTGTCCAGGGATGGAATGGTCTGAAATCTGTTTGCTTCAACTCCCTCAACTCCAGAATACGTTCCCTTAACTCATGTGAATCATTTATCCAAAAAAATGAGGGATGTATTCGTGGTCGAGCGATGCTCTCGGCATAGGGGTCAAAAAAGGCAGGGATAATCCTACCAGCAAGAAGTTTGCTTATCTCGAAGTTTTCGCAATTTTGCCAAAATACAACATCTGGATCAACGAATACAACAGTTCCGTTTGATCCCATTGCCACTTTCTCCATAATATCTGCTGGGGGATAAGAAATATCATTCTGGAAAAAGTCACATCTGTTTTTATGTGCCAACTCCTCTATTTTTGAACGCGCATCAGGCAAGCTACCGTTTTCTATCACTAGCACATCAGCAGTCGGAAAACCTATCCGTAGAGTCTTGAAGATAAGTTCTGTGCCATAGAACAACTCGGCTTTGCGGCAAAATGTAATAATGACTACAGTCATGGAGGGAACCTTATTTCTTTTTGCATGTCATATCGTATTTGTATAACTTACGCAGTATTTCTGTTCCGAATTCGTCGCGCCATACCTGTATCCTCAATGTATCTTCATCAACCTCAAATATGAACAGATGCGCCAATCCACAGTCACAGCAACTCAGAGGCCACTTGGCGCGCAGCACCTTCTTATTATGTATCTCATATTCAGCTAAATAGAGTTCCCTCCAGGCACCATCTCCAACATCATCTACTTCTATGTCCTTAGTGGTTATAACCTTTTTACGAGCCTTAGCCATTGGTGCCCCATCTCCTCTTCGCTGATTTCTTCAATATAGAATCCTTCTTGGAACAACAGGCCCAGCATACCTGAATTCCCCACATCTACCCACATGGTGCATCGGTGCTTTATCTCACTCAAGGCAGCATGAATAAGTAGTCTGCCATAGCCCTTCTTACGGTAATAGGGCTCCACATATATCTTATATATCTCACCCCAATCATCCCAGGCAACAAATCCCATGCAATAACGTACGATATGATCGTTAACTTCTACTAGAATCCAGCACCCCTTACCAATCTCATCTATATCCCACTCCTCCTGTAGCACACGCTCAGGAGTGAAGTAATCGCGGTCCGCTGATTCTACCAGGTACTCGAACCTACTTCTTAGACTCTCGTTGTACTTTATCAGTCTTATCATCTTCTGAAGGGGCATCTCCTATAGCATCTTTCTTTGTCTGTGTCCCTCATATCATCGACCAAGCTATTTATCAATCTGATAAGATCGGCCTTCTTGAAGGACGCCAAGTCCGAGAGGTTCCATTGCTCAAAATCATCTATGTATACGCTTATCGTTTCTCTTTTCACGTTTCCTCCAGTCTATCTGGGCAGCATTTCTCCAGTACCTCTTGAAGTTACTTGTTCTGTCTCTGCTGCCTTTGCTCATAATATGGTGGGGCTCAGGTCGCTCACCGTTCAGTCTTTCAGCCAGTAGCGTTGCAGTTCATTGTAGCTGCCCGCTGGCGTCACAGTGCCCTCAATGACCCCACGCTGTTCTATCCCCTTTGCCCATACTTGTGCCTGCACTTGCCTTGATAGGTGCAATCACCCGTGAACTTGTCGCCTCTGGTGTTGGTGCTGCTCCAATCATCGGGCACCTGCATCAATGTGCCTGGCTTCTGATGCCCCCAACTGGGGGAGTCCTCTACGCACGGCACCACTACATATCCCTTCCCCTTGCATCCATGACATGTATCTACTACACCACCTTCACAATGCGGATACACTTGGCGATGATCGTGATATTTGCCGCACCCCCCACACACAGGACATAACTGGGCTTTCATGCCTCCTCCACTAATTCATACGTTGCCTCGAAGATGTCTGGCTTGCAGGGATAAAAGTGATTGCCGTCAGGCTCAGCTATTATGTAATCTCCTACCTGTAACAATACTATCTGATTGTCATGGATAGTATGGACGTGCGGCTTATCGTTGCCAGCAACAAAGCAACTTTGGGAATTGCACATTCCTTTTACAAGTTTGCCGTATTCTATATATTGTACGGCCTCAACCACCACTGGCTTCTTCCTGTATTTCATAACACCCCCATACACTGAAGTATCTTGACCACCAACCACACTGCGGCACCTAACAGGAGAAGGTTCGCTGCTATTGTCACCACTATCATTCCAATTCCCATTGCTACTATCTTCATATCAATATCCCCGGATTTAAGGTTAATGCCTTACGCAGATCAAGACCTGAAAAACGTGCCCTATTCGCCATTGCAGTATACAGAGGAGCTAATTGCTGGGCAAGTTCAGCCAGATATGTCTCAATCCCTATGCCAAAGTGCTCCATCGAGAGAGCGCACCCTGAAGCAGTTGAGGTATCATTATGAGCTGCTATGACCACTGGATTTATCTCCTTGACCCTTCTGTTGGTTTTTCTCCGTCTGGGCATCATGATCTACAGTGAACCTACTCTGTAAGTATCCTAAGCCAATACAAGTAGGGCATAACCACGTATGAGCTGTGGCATCTCCTCCTACATATAGAGTCCCAGCACCATTACAATCAGGACATAGTGTTCTACTGTATTCCATTAGACTCCCCCTGGGCATCAAGAACATCATGTACCATTGCATCCAAGTCCGCATTTATGAAGGCTATTGTTCCGCAAGGCACTAACAGTTCGTTGTTTATGAAGTATATGGTGTTTGCAGGCACATCTGCATGCTCATATATAGGGACTCCATTGAAGTAGCCTATCAGTCTCATACCCGGTCTCCTGCTTTATCATCACTGGACAGAAACCCTGGCATCAAGATACCAGCACCATAACAGATAGGACAAACAAACTCATGGCGTTCAGGCCCGGCATCATATACAATCCATCTCTTCACTTTACCCTTGCCTTGGCATTGACTACAGATAGTCTTATCCATTATTTTACCTCAGCATATCTAGGGCGTACCAATGAAGGTAAGGCAAGGATGTATATATAGGGGGTCCACCCCTCCATGCTGCCCTCCCCCCGTACCCCCCTACACCCTTGGATCGTACACTGGTAGTCATAATATCTGTTATGTTGCCCTTTCTTTTGATGCCTCTGTATTGCTTAATGTATGTGGTGTAGTGGCTTGTAGTGTGTCGCCTCTATCAAGGACTATGGTAAGGCTGCCTGAATGGTGTGTATGTAGTAAATTGTACACCTGCTGGGGGGTTAGCTTGTCTATCACAAACCTGGCCGTCACTGCTTTCTCCTTACACTCCGGTCCGAGTAGTATGCTTAGTATCTCTTGTATTGCTAGGTGTGCACTTGTCTTGCATAATTCTTGTATTACCAGTGTTACATCGTCTATCTTCTCTATCTTGATGCGCCTTTTCTTACGTTTATGTTTACCTGGGTAGATGCTGCCGGGGACCTTCAAAAACTGCTGTGTGACGGGGTCTCTCTCTTGTTTTGACGGGGCCTTATCCATCGTGATGCTCATTTCTATTTGTTGAGTACAATATGTTATGTAGCTCGAAGTGGCTTGGGTGCTCTGATAGGTTTATCTCTACGTCCATAGTAGGTGCTTCTCGGGGGATATATTGTAGTGCCTCTCTAAGGCTGTCCTGGGCTTTGATAGGGTGCTCTCGATAGTGCTTGGTGTAGTGTTGTATGTTTCTTATGCCCATGTTGGTTAGATCTATGTTGTTAATACGTGGTGCCTGCCAATGTAGTATGCTGCCCAGAATGTATATTACTAGGTGGTTATCATTCATTGTGCCTAGTATATCATAGTATAGTGTTATGTCAAGGTGTCAGTATGTTTGTATGTTATTATGTTAGTGTTTAGGTGTTGGGGGTGCTCCTGGGAGTGAATTTATCTTTTGTACAGATGCGGGTGCTGATTTGAGCAAGTTTCGACAGTGTAGACGCCTCGAAAACTTGTCAAGTCGACAGGTAAAAACTTCCCATCTGGGCGGTCTTTGGCTCGACACTGGACACAATGCACACGGACTGCTGATTTGTCAACCGTTATCAGATTAAATAAATCTTTTTTAAGGTGTTGGGGCAGAAAATCAAATATTTCCTTGCGCCTGGGCTCTCGATGTGGTACTGTCGGAGAAAATGGAGGGATTAACAGATGATAGATTGCCAAGTAAAGGGGTGCAGCAACAGAGAGAGCTAACAGTTAACCATAGGAGGGTAGTATAATGAGTAGAGTAACAAAGCGTAACCTGGAGGGATTGGTTGAGAGGATCAACAAAATAACTAACAGTCCATTGGTCCCGTGGAGGCGTAACAATGATGGAAGGCTGCGAGCTAACATAGGTAATTTTCATTTAAGCGGTGCCTATGGTGGGTATGCAGTACATAGAATGGTGACTGATGGTGGAGGCATAGAAGTAGCCTTCGGTGGAGGTTATGCACCTAAAAGAGAGCTTTGGGAGTTAGGGCAGGCATACATTAATGGACTACAAGCAAGCTAGGTGAGAGGCGCGCCTCCGGGCGCGTTAAACCACAAGTCTGGTCTCAAGTCCAGACAGTAATGGAGGGATTGACCATGGACAATAGCACAAGGAAATATAGAGTAGCAGAGTTTAATGCGGTAGGTACAGAGTATAGTGAATACAAGCCTAAGATTAAGATAATCAAGCCTAATGCGGAGACTAAATGGTTAGAGATTACAGAGGCCGAGCTACAGAAGATAAGAGATATATTAACAGTCCGAAAGGAAGGACAATGAGAAATGGCAGTAAATACTGGTTTGAATATCACTGTTACGAATCTGACAAGTCAGCAGATGCGGCGCTATGGTATCATTCCCACCAGAGAGCAACGATCCTACAGCAAATAGAGCCTGGATATGGTAAAACAATGAAAGCAAGGCTAGAGAATGGAGAACCTGCCGTTTACCGTATCAAGTTTAATGATGAGTTTATAGCAGATGCCTTTGAGGATGAACTTATGGTTACTAAAAAACATTTTTGCAGACCGAATCCGCCAACTAACACCTAACCACTAGAGAGGGACACATGGACATAGTAGGTGCGGAGCTAAAGCTCCGAAAGGAGGGTAGGAGCATGAGAATTAAGAGTAAAAAGGTATTTGAAGAAGGGGATTATTGGAGATGGGAAATAATAGGGATAGATGATAGACAATACCTAGACGGAGGGAACTATCACACAGAAATACAGGCCAAAGAAGGTTTGTATAGTGCCTTAGCTGCCAGCTTGCCACGCAATCTGTAAAAGGAGAATCTAACTATGGAGAAGCTAAACTACATAAAATTCCGTTATAAGGAGGCAATTGCAAATGCCCCACACTATAGCTATGAATTTTCCCATGCCATAGAGGATATAGGTTGGCTTCTCAATCTTATAGACGAGGCAGCCGAGTTGCTAAAAACAGCACAACGCCATGCAGAGTGTGAGGACTGCACTCTTAGTATAAATGAGTGGCTACTCAAACTGGAGAGGTCATTGGATAAACCAAAGGAGACACCATGACACTATACACCTTTATGGCTGCCTGGCTAGTTATAGTGATGTGTGGTACTCTTGTTATGGTAGTATGGGAGATGTTAGGTTATTGATGCGGGGCGATGCCCCGAAAAGGAGGGAGCGATGAGAGATTTGCAGATATATAGGCATAAGAATGGTAGGTATTATGCTTATGATGCGGAGCTAGGTGTAGCATTAGCCTGGGGGGATACAATCAAAGATTGCAAAATAAAAGTAGAAAGAAAAGGGCATAATGTCGCTGTATCAAGATTAATAGGAATAAAGGACTACTATAGTGAGCAAATCTGAGGAATGGGAGAGTTATCTAGGGATAACTAAAAGAAGCTTAGAAGAAGAAAGCCCATTATGGCGCAACAGGTGGAAGTTTTTTGGCACTCTAAGCATCCATAAGACAGTAGCGTTATTAGTGGTTAATGAGAGAATAAAACATTTCAGGTGCGGGGTTGTGGCGGAATAGGTAGACGCTATGAATGTCTCACAGAGAGAGCTAAGGGATATTGAGACGACAATGGCTCTCATGCAGGGTGACTATACGAGTGCAATCTCGGCAAATCCCTGTCAGCCTCGCGCCCAAAGACTAACACCTAACAACAAGGTGCCCCGGCACCTAACCTAATGGAGGGTAGATAGATGAGAGGAAATATTACAGCCAAACGGCTAAAGGAATTGATAAAATATTACGATTGGAATATTGATGCCATGATAGGTAATAATACATTAGGAACACTGGATGATACTGTAGATATTCATAGTGCCCTGCGGGAGCTGGAAAAGCGAAGGGATAACGAGGTAAAAATTATGGAAACTATTATTGACAAAAATCCCATTAAGAAGCTATTGCCAATGACACATAAAAGTAACCATGGTATTGACCTTTCACACTGGAAGGATGCATTTAGACGCAAAGGCATTGAAACCAAATTACAATCATACCAGCATTGTGTCAGTTATAACCTTGAGACTAATGAACCGGGACATTATTTTCCAGCAACAGAGCTTGTACTAACACCTAACCTAACAGGGTGCCCCGGCACCTAAATGGAGGGATTGACCGATGACAAGAGGAAAGGGGGAATGTCCTATATGCGGGAAAAAGGGACTTGAGTATATTGCCATTAAAGAGGGAAAAGAATATTGGAAATGTGTTTTATGCGACAACACTGGACACGACTGGTGGATATTTGAAATACCAGAGACAAAAGGCAAGACACCTGCAAGGGACATAGCAATGAAAATAACAACTACTGCTGATGAAGTTAAAATAGCCATAGAAAAGAAAACTAACCCCATGAATAAAAATCTCACAAAAGAAGAAAGGCAGTCATTCAGAAAATATGCAAAATCCTGCCTTACTGAACCAGATGGGACGCGATGCCAATGGGCAAACTATACAATACGATTACTCAACGAACTAGATAGACTAAAATCTAACACCTAACCTATAAGGAGGGGTAGTATGAAGGTAGAATGTAGTAGGTGCGGAGCTAGCATGGAGGATACTGGCGCATATAAGGAGATATTTGGAGAGCCTGTGCCTCCTGCAATCTGCGAGGATTGCTATGGTGAAGCAGTTGCCAAATTCAATACGAAATTAAGCGAAGAAAGACAAGGAAACGGATGGTAAACAAATTCAGGGTTTTTGGAATACAAGATGAAGAGAGTGAAACAGACAGCCCCGCATCATCACCATAAACACTCAACAGGAGGGTAGGAGGATGAAAGTTAAATTAGTAGGGTCTGGTAGTCACTTTATTATGAAGGTAAATGGGGATAAAAGAATAATTGCTTTATGTGCGAGGAAATATGACGCCCAGGCAATTGTAAGGGCGATGAACAAGGAGGGTAGAGCATGACTAAGCCAGAGAAGAAGGATAGACATTATTTTCTATCCACAATTACTCACGGTGACAAGGAGTTAGCAGAAACACAAGCAATAAGTATGGAGATAGGCTACAGCATAGCCATAGATGATTGCGAGAAGTGGTTGCCTGGCCGGGATGATATAGTAGATATTATAGATAAATATCTAAATAATATGCCTAATGAAGAACCTTACATGTTTCGTTCAACAACAAGAGTCCTGATAGCAAAAGCAATCTCCAACAGGATAAGGGGGGAGGTATGACAACTAAAGACAAGTGCCCTGAATGTGGTGGGGAAATGGGGCCTCCAATAATAACTGAAAGAAGTTTTGGGGCACATGATGAATCTTATGTATTGGAACATTCATATTGCCTGGGAGATGATGATAAAGAGGGTTGTGGCTATAAGAGATGTGAAGGATTATCTTTTGAATAGGAGGGGTTATGGCAACTAAGGTATGGAAGCGGAGATGCCGGGAATGTGCAGAGGTGCGTATAGTAGATGATGAGGGGTACTGTAAGGGGTGCCGCAGCGAAGATAAATACATTACACACTTGATTAAGTTGCATTGGGATGGATTATATTTTAGGAGGATATGATGCGGGGCTAAGGCCCCGAAAGGAGGGTAGGAAGATGAACGATATACTTTTTAGAAAGACTAAAAACCAGAAAGAAGAAAGAAGTCAAGCCACAAAGAGCAGGGTTTTTATTTCTATGCCAAGTATTGAGGGGTATATTAAAGTCTATAAGCCTTATGGGGAACAAGGCAGAGGATTTTACTATAAAAGGGAGGAGATAAGGTGAGACAGTTGTGGGGTGCATTGTGGCACTCAAAAAATAATATAGATGGACTAACTCAATATCTCCTTAGCGAGAATTGTCTTCCAGTATTATTTAAGACACGGCGAGAAGCAAGGATTTGGATTGAAGGACGTTATGGGTACATCAAGAGCCGTAGCGATCTACGGAAGGAACCTCATGGATGGCGATTACCAAGGGCGGTGAAGGTAAGCGTTGGGGAGGAAATGGGATGAGAGAAAAACTAGGAGGACACAATGCCTGTAGTCAATATATGGTTTTGGGTAGGCTGGTGCTCGTTTGGGTTGTTGGTGTGGTTAATCTGCTGCGGCGTCGGCAGGGCACAAAGATAAATCAAAATAAACCTTGACCCGGCACCTGATCTATGGTAAAATATAATTAACAGCTTTAATGGAGGGTTATCCAATGCCAAAAGACTACGGCTACGATGTAGATGCCCAGACTGAGTACGAGGCGTTCTGTGATCGGTTCTTCAAACGATATGGTTATGAGTATGAGTATGATGAGGATTGGGAGGATGATGAATGATCCAAGAACTCATAAAGGAGGGTGCCATGAAATACGAGCGCAGAAAAGGCAACTTGACGTTGTGGGAAAGAGTTAAGGCCGTGTTTGGGTGGAGAGCTAAGTGTGCGTGTGGGAAGACAGCCTACTTCGTCGATGACATTAGCGGTGAGAGAAGGTGTACGCCCTGTACTGCGCGAGCTGAAGGCAAAGAGGCTCTACCATATATGCATGAGTATCAAGGTCTACGAGATGGGTTCGGGTTCTAATATGATACAAGAACTGATAGACGAGTACCTAGCAGAAGAACAGAGTAAGCGTCGTAAGCATAGTGGTAAGTTTGCTAGTAGCCGCCTCGGAAGGTGCTATAGGTTCCAGTATTGGAAGAGAGAGGGTAAAGAGGGTGCGTCCGTAGATGCACGGACGTTGAGGGTCTTCAGGTGTGGCAATATGTTCCATGAGTTTGTGCAGGACACCATAGTCCGAATGTACCCAGAGGCAGAGATAGAGGTCAAATTCGAGGTCGAAGATGTTATAGGATATGCTGATGTAGTGCTGCCTGATGAGGTCATAGAGGCCAAGTCACAGCATAGTCGCGCCTTCTGGTATCTCAAGAAAGGCAACAAGAGCATCGAAGAAGCCAAGTATGCTAACTGTATCCAGCTTATGTCATACTGCTACTTCTTGGAGAAGCCCAAGGGGCGGTTAGTCTTTATCAGCAAGGACGATCTGACTATAGCTGAGTATCCCCTAGATTTTACTGATGCTTGGCATGAGCGCATAGCAAACGAACTTACCATATTAAGACATTACTGGGCCAAGAAAGAGTTGCCCCCAGCAGTACCAAGAGCCTATGGAGGCAAAGAATGTAAGTACTGTCCATATACAATAATATGTAAGGAGGTGGAGAATGGACGCACAGAAAGCTTATGAAGCAGTTGATAAGATAAGATGCAGCGAAGTTGATAAAACGGCGGTGCGAGAAATCATCGCGGCAATAACAGGAGTGTATTACAAAAGTGTAACGGAATTCCGAGGCGATAACGAGATTTTCTTGAACGGGAATAAGATCGGAGGAATTGTAGACAATAATGGGTCTATACATGCTGGGCTACTTTATTTGTTTAAGGATGAGTATTCATGGACGTTAGTAGATTATGAACGTGACAAAGACTTTGTATGCTTAGTCCCCACAAAGAAGGAGGCATGACATGGACTATAAAGCATTAAGTGCAGAGATGCCCGAGTGTGCTATACAGCGTACTAAAGGCGAGGAAACCCGTAAAGGATTCAATACTACTGGTTTTGGCTACCAGTACGTTGTTAACCGCCTTAATGATGTCTGTGGCATCGACGGGTGGACGCTGGCTTGGGAAATATTGAAGGAGATAGAAGGTATATATGCCACTAGCAAGAAGCCCTATTTTGAGGTAATTGTGGCTGTCTCCATAGGCATAGGTGAAGCTGGGGCTGCGGTCACTCGTCAGAAGCGTCATGTGGGCAGCCATACAGCCTCTAACTATGGCGATGCCCTGAAAGGGGCCATTACGGGCGGCGTCAAAAAATGCGGTGCCTTATTCGGAGTGGGTAAGCAAGCGTTCGAGGGCTCACTGGATGATGATGCCTCGATTCCTGAAGAGCATGGAGAGAGGCAACGGGCACCAAATAGCACCAAGTCAGCACCAAGTGGCACGGCATCTGAAAAGCAGCTAAAGAAGCTCTATGCTATGTCCAGAAGCGACGGAATGGACATAGATATGGTGAAGGGGTATCTCATTAGCATTAAGTTTATCGAGCGAGACGAGAAGGGGAAGCCTCATTGGGATGCACTGTCTAAGAAAGACGTATCGGATATATTCGACAAGTGGGATGCGTTCAAGGCAGCATTCTGGAAATGGGAAGGTAATCAGATAGCAGACGAGAACCAGGACGAAGGTGACGAGTTACCAGAATAGAGTCATTAGAGGACGCGCCAGGGAGCTATCCATGCCAATAGAATGGCTAAAAATGAAGTTGCAGAAGATGGGTTGGCTCCCTAGTGGTAGCCTGAAAGAATTAACATGGGCTCAGGCACAGGGCATCATAGAAACATGGGATAAAATTTGGATGCCTCTATGGGAGGATGAATATGACAAAGAAGATCAAATTTAAGAGTAAGGGATACATAATCAAGTGCATGCAGTGTGGCACCCCTACAAAAGTTTATCACATCGAGGGCCAGGCACCCTGTTATAATACAGAGTGTGATGCCATTGTCAAGAAGAAGCGATGAATAAATCCTTGATAGAGGCACTAAAGCCTTTCTGGAAAGAGAGAGAAGCATATTTGGATGCCTTCTATGAGTTTGAAGAAGCAATAACAAAAGAGATGAATGAGAAGGTAAATGGATGCCCCGAACTGGAGTTTTTCTATGTGGAGGGTTATGCTGTGGGTATTGGAGCGACGCACCTAAAAGATAGGAAGAAGTTTAAACTAATACATAACTCAGAGTTGGAATAATGCACAGGTTCCTAACGGACGCAAGTCAGCAACCCACCTTATCGGGTGTCCCTCCTTGCTGGGCCTGTGCTAATATTAGGGGAATCTTATGCGTATAACTGAATGGGAGAGTCGAGGCACCATGTTCAATAGTCAGTATGGCTATGTGAGTTTTTATGAGTGGTGCTGCTGCGAGGTGATTAGGCTAGAAGAACATGGAGTTGAAGGCTGGATAGAGCCCTACAAGAGGTGCCCCAACCAAATAGGGCTGTTCAGGACGCATATCAAGCTGGAAACAAGAGAAGAGCGAAGAAAGAAGGAGAAGACTCATGAGTAAATGGCTTAATACTGAACATGTCTTAACAAGTAGTGATTCAGAGTGGCAAGGATTTTATGACGCGCTGGAAAAGCCCTGCCATAAACTAGAATATTGTCCTTATGGTCAATTGGTCGAGGAATTTCCTCTACAAACTGTAACTAAAAGAAGTTGCAAAGTGTTTGGACATGATTGTCCTGTTTTTTATCATGCAGAACCACTAGCAGAGGACTAATAGATAAGATGAATAAAGTATGTAGCCGCTGCAAAGAATTATTAATAGTAGGGGAGAATTGGTATCCATCATATGTTAAGAGACAATATTACAGATGCAAATATTGTGTAAATGAATATCGCAAAGGTCGTGGATATGCTGCGAGAGAGAGATACAGACAATCGCCAGTAGGTAGAGAAGCAATCAAAAGGGGAAAGGCTAGACGTAAGGGAATGGGTTTCGTCCCGATGCTTGATAATCCATTTGATGATAATGAGCCAATAGAATGGCATCATATAGATGATGAATGTGTACTAGCAATACCAACAGAATTACATCAGTTATACTATACTAATAATAAAGAAGACCATAGATCAAATTGTATAAATGTATTAAAGCAAATTTATGGCTACTAGAAACAAGAGTTTTACTAGGTCACTGATAGAAAGTGAGAAGTTTATGGAACTGACATCTGATGCTGAGAGGGTATTCTATGTGCTCCTACAGTTAGATATGGATAATCTGGGGCGCACAAAGGGAAATAAGTTTCACCTAAAGGGACGACTGTACGAGAGACGTAATGATGTCAGTTGCGAGGACTGTGGTGATTGGCTACAGGCATGTGTGGATGCTGACCTTTTACTAATCTACAAGATCAAGGGGCATGTATATGTACAAGATCCATATCATTTGGGGCACAATAAGATCGTCGGGAACATGGTCAAGACCTCGGATTACCCCCCTCCTCCACAAGAACTCATAACTGCTTGGGAGAGAAGAACTGGTGATGTATATACTTTGTATAAACTAAATAATAACAAGGTATCGACTGAAGATGAAGATAAAGATAAAGAAGAATATAAAGATAAAGGCATCAAATTGGGTGAGTACGTCACAATGAAAAAAGAAGACCTCGACAAACTCAACACCCAGTACGGCAAGGCACTCACAGAGAAGGCGATTAGATGCCTCGACAACTACAAGGGCTCCTCTGGAAAGAAGTACAAGAGCGACTACAGGGCAATACTCTCTTGGGTGATAGATAAGGTGCGCGATAAGTACCCTGCTTTGTCTTCTAGTGCCTCATCGGATACACGGCGTAAGAGCGAGCTAGAGAAGCATATGCGAGATTTGGAAAAAGTCATAAGAAACTCAACAACTCCGAAAGCGATTGAAAGATTTAAGAAAGACTTAGCCGAAGTCAAGCAAAAGCTGAAAGGGGGTTAGGATGATGACGCGCATTGTTCTTTTACTACTGCTTATCTGTGGATGCGGCGAACTAGAATTCATAGAGAATGAGCCGCCCCATAATTGGGGGCGCATCACCTATATACACCCTGCTCATAGAGGCAGAAAGGTATGGATCTGTAAGAAATGTGGAATTCCGATGCCCGAGGAAGAAGGGCTGGAGTTGTTCTATCAGAGAAACGGTGATGTTGTATCAGTGTTCTGTAGTGAGGAGCACCGAGGCATATGATATATATGTATTACGGAGATTACATTAAAGTACAATCAACTAGGGATACTAGGTGAATAGAGAAAGAAATGAACAGGTAGTATTTCTTACAAGGGATGCGGGGCTGTGGCGGAAATGCTATGCAGCCGGTAGGCGGTCTGGATACAGAACGTGGTGTCTGCAAAACGGTGTTACTGAAACGACTGCCAAAAGACACCGTGCCAGCCCCGCACCTATAACAGAACGGACAATGAATATGTTGCCGATGCACCGAGATTTAGCAACACATATGTTGTCAGAAAGGAGGTAGGGGATGAAAGTTGGTACAAGAAAACAAGATGAAAATATTTGGATGCCTATGGGCACGTTTGCGGAGGTTCATATTGAATTGTCCAATGGCAAAAAATACGATCTCCATGAGTTTCCGGAAGGACGGTTGCAAATCATGAGCCAATCGCCGCATTTTATAACAACTGTTGGTAATGTTTCAGTCCCTGGAAAGCCAGTGGAGACCCCACATCCCCATTAAACACAGGTAAGTCCATGATTAGTGGACATACAGGGAGGAGATAGGATGAGCAGGGAAGAAGTCGTAAAAGCTTTATGGCCTATAAACTGTTTCTACAATTACGGTATAAGCCACGATGGTCGATGCTACAGCAAGGACTGTATGATGAATGTTGATCCGATATTAAAAGAGAAAATAAAGAAACAAGGATGCGGGGTTTTTAAGGCTCCGGAGGTTCAGGCATTAAAGGAGGCTCCCGATGAGCGTACCTGAAGAAGATACATTCTTTGAAGATGAAAAGGTAGTCCAGTGCTGTATCCATAGCTGTAGCAATGAGGTAATCATATCAAGGACTCAGCCTGATCCACTTTGCTGGAGACATGCACATTGTTTTGATAGGTTTCAGCCGGAGGATGATTATGAGCGCACCTAAACAGGAGGAGACCGATGAGTAATTACTGGAGAGATATGTATGGGGCAAGGGGCAAGGATTTTACCGAAGGAGTTATTGCTGGTGTGGAAGCATACGCTACCTGGAGAGACGGCGAGCAGTTAGTAGGGTGTATGCAAATACCATTAAAAGAGGTTATTCGAGAAGTGAAGGAAGGCTTGGGGTGGAAGGATCAAGCCGTGGAGGGGGCCGATGAGCAAATTAGAGAATGATGAATTACTAGAGGCTATATTTGGAAAGCACGATCCGTGTGATTGTCCAGAATGTGAGTTGCGACGTCGCATCCACGCATACAAGAAAGAGATAGCCGCGCACCTAGATAAAATCACATACCTAAAAACACAATTACAAGACTGGGCACAAGATTGCTACGACAAAGATATAGAGATCACACGGCTACAGGAAAAGCTTGAGGCAGCCTATAATGGCTAAGAAGACGCCAAAAACCAAGGGATACTGGGTAAATCGCCGCACCTGGACGCATCCAGTGACTCAAACCAAGTATGCTACTGGCTTAATGGGACTGTGCAGACAGATATGTATAGAGAGATGCCTCGCGCCTAATCAAAACTATCCTAACGCAGAATATCCTCTTTGTGAGTGGTGCGGCGAGCCTATATATAAATATGCCAACATGCACCATATCTGGGGCCGCAACCTATCAGAAAATGTGAGGACGCTATGGATGCCAGATATGTGTGCTATGCTGCACCCTATGAAGTGCCATACAGAAGGCACACTAGACAAAATGGCAGTTCACGATGATGATGGGGCAGCGAGAGAATATTTTGGAGAGAAGCGAGGGGTGGGATGGTATATGAAGATGATGAAGATGATGCGCGAACATGTGACCTGGACTATGGTAGATCCCGAGCAAGAAGAATTTGACTTGCTCTTGATACTGCACTACATATCCCTCAATGGGCCGCTTAAGGCCCCTGAGAGGCCGTAGGAGGCGTTTAAATGACGAATGAGTACCCAAGTACCCATAAAATAAATCCACTGCTTATAATGCCTGTTTTTGGAGAGCATGCCAGGGAGTGCATCGCTTCAGTCAAAGAGCATACCATTGACCCCCGTTTTGCGTTTGTGGTGGGATTAGAATGTGAGTACGATGTGGATGAGTTGATTAAGTTGGGGCGCGTGTTCTATACTATGGGGCCTTTTAACTTTGCAGGGCGTATTAATAGGGTGCTCAGAGAGGTTAATACTGAGTACTACATCATTATGAATGATGATGTGATAGTAGGAGAGGGGTGGATAGGTTCTATGTATGATGCGCTGCGCGAATGGGGTCCCGGCATCGTGACTGCCAGAGTTCAGCGAGGAGGTTGCCATAATAGGGATTGCTGGAAGGTTGGACTACTGGATGCCGGACCTCCCGTGTTAACTACCAGACAAGCGATTAACATGTACTGTTGTTTGGTGCCCAGAACAGTAATAAAGAAAGTGGGGATGCTGGATGAGAGGTTCACAGGATATGGAGGAGAAGATGAAGACTATTCGTTGCGTGTTTGGAAGGCGGGGCTCAAGACTATTGTTGCAGATGCTTTGGTACGTCACATACGGTCCGCTAGTTTTGGGGAAGATCTTAGGGATGCTATCGGGGCATCTCAGAAGATATTCAAAGAAAAATGGGGAGTGAAGTACCCCCTTTATCCCGATGGATGGGATAATGAACGATATAGGAGGTTGTTATGTTGTGGATAGCGTGGTTTGTGTGTTGTATCTTATTTGGAGGTATTCTTGGGTCAACCACCGGAAAGACAACAGATGATGTAATTGCTGGGTTACTTTTGTTCGCACTTTGGGTGCTAACCCCACTTCTCTTTTATGCTGTAATCCAGGGAATGTGAAGATGCTTCGTGACATAATCCTGTGCCTGGGCGACTCATTAACCTACGGTAGCCGTGATATTCCAGAGGGGCGCGGCTATCCAGCTAGGCTTGCAGAGCTGCGCACCAAAGTCACTGGCTACCGCACAATAATAGTAAATAAGGGTCTAACTAGGGAAACAACTACTAGCTTGTTGATGCGCGTTTTCGATGTGTGCCGTTCATATCCTGAGTCGCACCTCTGTTTACTCCTCATAGGCAGCAACGACATGAAGAGCAAGTATATCAGTTGGAAGATATTTGAAGAGAACATACGGCATATCATGTGGGCTGCCCAAGTCAC